ATATATTATATAATTGAATAAAAATAATATTAGGAGGTAATTGATATGAATGATTTTATAATATGTTTAGACAAGAACGATCAAGTTATATGTTGGGGTGATATGTTTGTATGTTCCAAATATATAAATCAATCTTCTACAATATTAGAAGAAAATGTAATTTATGAAGAATATTCTACAACAGACAGATATAGTTATCTTTATGAAGATTATGAAGTATATAATGTAGAAGGGACTGATGTATATTTAACATTAGGGGAAATTAAATTAATAAGAAGTGGATGTCAAGAGGAAATAAAAGGAGTAAGATATATAAAAGAAGAATTGGAGCAATTAAAGTCGTTAACTAGTATATTTAATAAATCTATAATAGAAGAAATAGAATATTTTGAAGATTTTATGGATGATGTTTATAATATATTAGCTAAGTATAATTCAAACAATTTATTTACAAACTTAGATGTTGATGCTTTAAGAATGAGTTATCAAATAGAAAGAGAAAACACAGGACTGCCGATAATATTTATAAAATAACTTTAGATAAAAAATTCAACTACAAATTCTAAATAAAAAATAATTATTAAGGGGTGTTCTTATTGAGAAAAACTATAAGAAATGGAAAAACAGTGACAACAGTGATATTAACAACAGCAATGATATTAACAAAAGGTAAATATTCATATGCAGATTATAGTGAAAATGAGATAAGAAAAGTAGATGTAGTAATCAGAGCAGGTGAATGGGGAAACAAAACACAAGTAAAACCAGGTAAACGATATGACTGGGGAGGAAATATAAACATATCTAAACATGGGATTTCTATAAAAGAAATCCCATCTGATATACCTTTAAGAAGTGAAAATGGCTCATGGTTTATATCAGAATACGATATTAATTTAAAATTGGCTAGAGCTATAGCTAAAAAGTTAGCAAATGATTATGGTGTAGATGTTAATTTACAATATGCAACAGATAAAACTAAAGACTTAAATGCAGCAGGTAGAATAGCTTCACAATGTGAACCAAAAATATATCTTTCAGTCCATCATAATTCATACAATGATGATTCTATAGGATATTTCTTTATGTATAACCAAGGAGATAAGACTTCAGCAGAAGCCGCTAAAAAATTATCAGAATCTATAAAAGATAATGGAATGATACCTCAAAGAGAAAATAGAGCAAATGATGGTTATATAGGAGAACTAAATAAAGTAGCAAAAGAAAGCCGAATAAGTATTTTAGGAGAATTTGGATATTTCAACAAAGCCGAAATAATAAAAATCTGTAGTGATGAGTATAATGATTACGTATCAAGTAGAATAGCTAAATCAATATACGATCAATTGAATTCCATTGAGCAATCAACAATGAAGATAATACAAACTAATCAAACGGAAGAAATAAAATTAAGATTTACAGATGATGTTATTACAATGAAAAATAATGTTACAGGTGATTATAAAGAAGATGGTGTGACATTAAGATTTGTGGATTAATGAAATATAAAAATTAAATTCTTAGGAGGTAATTAATTATGAAAGATTATAAAGTGTTCGTGCAAGTTATAAAAGATAAATCTCAAGCATTTATAGAAAGAAATAAAAAGAAATTAATAAAATTAGGAGCGGTGATTTTATCTGTGATAGCATTTGCAGGGGGAGTTATAATAATTTATAGATTTAATAAAGAACCTGAAATAAATAATAAACCTGCAAAAGTAGTTGAAGTAAAAGATGAACAGAACGGAAAAACAAATCTTTTCCTAGAACATATAGAGCAACTTAAATCAGGAATATATGATGTAAGTGCTCTAGTGTTTGGTGAAGAAAATATGAGAATAAATGAAACATATGGGGAAAGTGGAAAAAATTATGTAGTAGTACAAGGAAACTTTAAAATAAAATATTCAATAGATGTTACAAGAATAAAATTAGATTACAATTTCGATAAAGAAATTGTAACATTAAAAGTTCCTAAAGATGCGGTAGGTGTAGAATCTGTTGAACTTATAGGAGATATAAAAGAAATAGAAAGATATGAGTCTTTAGGTAATAAAATAATGGATGTGTTCCCTTGGCTTAATGAGAATGAAGCATTGAAAGAAGGAGCTATAAGACAATTGTTAAGAAATTCTAAAATTGAAGCGAATAAATATAATCCTACGGATTTACAAACTAAAGCAAACAAAGCATTAAAGGAATTAGTAGATACAATAAACCTAAACAATTTAAAATATGAAATACAGTTTGTTGATAGTACAAAAATCAGTATTAAGAAATAAGGTGAAATATAAATAAAATGATAGGACGGTTGATATGTTTTGTAACAATTATAATTGGATATATAATTTCATATTATAGCGTGTTCATAGCAACAGTTATAATGTTAATAGGGTTGTCGTTTGGTGCAACCCTTATTTTATGTAATTATCTTTTAAAAGGAGGGTCTGAAGATGTATGTTCTAAACATAAGCGTTAACGAATTATCTGCAGATTTATATTATGATGAATATTCAGTGGCATTAAAAGAATTTAAAGAATGTGTTATTGAGATGCTTGTCAAACCTGATTTTGATAATGATGACATGATAATGAAAATAACTGACAATCATGCTTTATTTGTAGTCCAATCAGGAAATGCTAGTTATAAAATAGAATTATCATGTAAGGGGGAATAATATATGGGAATTTCGTTAGCTATAGAAGGTATAGATGGAAGTGGCAAACGAACTTTATCTGAAAAACTTAAAGAAAAATTTGAATCAATAGGTATTGAATCAGAGATAATAAGTTTTCCTAGACATCAAGAAGAGTTCTCTGGTGAGCTTGTAGACAAGTTCTTATATGACGGACTTCGATTTAATGATGATAAATACAAAGAGATTAGAGAAGGAATGTTATATGCTATAGATAGAATGGTGTCTTTAGGTAGAATAAGAGAAAATGGTAAATCTAAATTAGATGAATACAACGAAGATAAATTATTGATATTTGATAGATATTTGTCTAGTAACTTTATTCATAGATGTAATGATATGAATGAAAAAGAATTGAGAACTTATATAAATACGATGAAGTATATAGAGTTCAAGCTATTAGGGTTACCTGAACCTGATATCACTCTAGTATTATTAGTTAAACCTGAAGTTTCATATAATAATATTCTAAACCGTGGTAGGGAAACAGATGAGAATGAGTCTTTAGAAAATTTAACTAAATCATATCATAATTTAATGAAATTGTGTGAAATGGAAGGTTATATTCCCATAGACTGTTGTGTAAAAAATGAAAATGGAGAATATGAAATGTTGAGTAGAGAAGAAATATTAGAAAAAGCCTGGTTAGCTTTAGAAATTCCAGAAAATGTAAAAGAAGAATAAATTAATTATATATTATATCTACGATAATGTAGATATAATATATTTTTACTTTTATTAAAATTTAAAAGGAGGTAATTATTATGAAATTAGATTTAATAAAAATGTTATTAAACGGAGCTAAAAATTTAATAGGGAAACAAACTACAAAAGATATTTTAAGATATTTAGCTACAGCAACGTTAGGACATGCTGCTAGAAAATATGGAATTAATCAATATAAGTATGATTCTAACGATATGAAAAATATGGTGTATCATTATAACATGAATAATGATCATTTAATAAATAAAAACGATGTTGATACAATGATAGATATTATGAACATAAATAGATTTATGAATGAACTACCACAACAAAATGAAATAATTGACGATCCTATGACTAAACTAATTGAAACTGTATCAGATTTGTCAAAAGATAATCAGATTTTAAGATCGTATAATAATATGTTAGAGAATAGCATAATAACACAATTTGATTATGATACATTAGAAACTTCCGGTATAGTGGATTCTTATGAAATAAATTCTGGAGGTATCTATGTTCCAGATAGAAATGTAAATATTATCACAAATGAAGGATTTGAATTAGCAAATGCTAAGAATGATTATCTTGAAAAAAGAATGGAACTAGGAGATAATCCTTCGGAAAAAATAGTTAATGAACTAATAAAAGAATTTTATGAAAAAATTGATTTTGATAGTATGATACAATATTTTAACAATTAGGGAGGTAATAAATATGCTCAGAGAACAACGAATATTGGAGAGAATGATAAATGAATTAGGAGAAGAACTTAATGAATATATTAAGACATTCTATATTTGTGACTTATGGAGGTTTAAAGAGAACGAACTTATAGTCAATAAAACATTTAAACGAGTTGTAGGAATCATTGCTGATTTTAATTTAACAACCGTTGACGAAGTATTGTCACATACATTTAAATTAATAGAATCTAATGAAGCCATGTTACACATTTTAGGTTATCTATGTGATGAATGTATAAAGAAAGGTAATGAAAGTGTATTAAATAGAGCAATGGTATTGTGCTATTGCTTATTTATATTAACTAAAGATACAGGTAAAACAGCGACAATGTTGTTACAAGAAACTTTAGATTCTTATATATTAACAACTAAAACAACGTGGTTAACAAAGCTTAAATATTATTTAAGAATTAATAAATATCCTTATGAATTTAAAGGGGATCCTGATGCATTATTATTAATAACTATATTAAAAGGAAAACCCGTATATGATACCGTAGATTATATAGCAACAGTAAAAGGTATAAATTAATTTAAAGATGTTGGGTTATAAATTATTATCTATAATCCAACATCTTTATAATAAATAAAAAAGTGGGTGAATGGACATGGATGTTGTAATTTTTTATTGTAAAGAATGTGGAAGAGAAACCGTGCATGATGTGGTGAATTATAGTGATGAAAGTAATGATAGTTGGTATGAAATAACTATACAATGTAGTGAATGTGGTAAAGAACACGTAATGAAAGTATATTGTTAGGGGTGATTATTATGGATGATAGATTTTTTTATGATTTTTATGAGGAATTTAAAGGATATAAATTTCACGTATTTACAAAGAGAGGTACACAGAGAGTATTTACCTTGGATGAAAAAACTTTTAAAGAAAAAAATCAATTAGTATTGTGGTTTGATTTTTTAATAAAAACAAATCAATGGATTCCATATGCTGTCTGGCAGGATTTATTTAACTTACCAGAGTACATGTATTATGAGTTTAAAGAAATAGACCATATGGAAACATGTTATATAGAAATAATCAATAAGATGAAAAAAGTTAATTTATTATAAATAAGAGGTGAATATAGATGAACATGGTTATTGAGAATTGTGACATTTTTGAAGAAATGCTTTATGATATTATTCAAATGATCAGAGAGCTATTGAATAACGAAAGAACATATAAAGAAAATAATAGGATAAAAAATATATTGGATGACTTAGATAATTTTAATTTTACGTTTCAATTAAACGGTATAAACATGATTAGATATACAATGTTAATATCTATGAAAGATATAAATGTTGAACTTGTGGAAATGACTAACGATTATGAGGAAATACCTTTTTCAAATAAAGAAGATATGGATAGATATTTAGTGTTATTAAAACAATTTAATGCGTGGGGTGAAATATTAACCGATAGATACGAATTACCTGAAGGATTGTTATCGTATATACAACCAAATAGTAGGTTAGTTAATGTCAGAATTTCTTGTTCTATTAAAGAACTTATGTATTTTATTAATTCTTGTCTTAAATATGATGAATTGCTAGACATAGCAGTTTTGATGAGTGAGTATGATGAATTATTAGAAAATATGGTTTCAGTTGCAAATCTTTTAAATGATATTATAATAGCAGATGATATATTTATACGAATCATGCTGGATGAAGATAATAGGAGTAATTTATTAACAAACGGAACAACTTTTGTCAATATTATTTCCAATGAAGAGTATATAAAACATTGTATAAATAATTATAAAGCTGATGTTAAAGCTTCTATTATAGGATCTTGCAGTCTGGTAGCGTATAGAAAAATAGTTAATAGTATACCAAAGCAACATATAAAGGTAGAAAATTTTCTAGATATAATAAAAGAAGAGTTTGTTAGTATAACTTTACCTAAAGAATATTGTGAATTGCCAGATGAGATATTAAATACTTTAAGCGTTTATATTCAAGATTGGTTTGAATTATCGCAAAAATTGAGTTGTAGTGACTTTGCTAATGAAAAAATGCTATGTTATTTAGGATGTTATTTAAACGTATTTAAAATGAATACGATGATAGAAAATTATTTTAGATTAGCTAATGAACCAGGGTTAACAGAAGTGTATGAAATAATGAAAATAGTAGAGCAGAAAATTAATTAAGAGGTGACTGAAATGAAGAAAGAATTGTTTTCGTGTCCTATTACATTAGGGGAGTATGAATGTATTGTTAAAAATAAAAATATATATGATCAACTTAATGAAAAACAAAGAGATTGGTTAGATGAATTTTTTAACAAAAATAATTATAATATGAAAAACAGCAGATTAAAATTACAAGAAGGAGTGCTATGGGTTATAACTAATACAAAGAATTCAGTTAAAGAATTTGAAAGGGTGTAGAACATGGAGATAAAAGTTTATGAAAATATGATATGGGATATTTTAGATGAAGGGTCTAAAGAGTATATAATCACAATGTTGATGGAAAAAGGATTTCAAGGGGATTGTAAGTTAATATCCAAGGTAGCTGGAGAAACAACAATCATGGAGGTTACAGATAACTTTGAACATCAATTAATTATTCCAATAAACATTCTTGATATATTAAATAGTTGATTGACATCTTTATGGTGTTAATCAACTATTTAAAACAATCGGATAATAATATATAATAGTGCGAAAAGGAGATGTGGAATATGTTCGAAAGACGTACTTATATAAGTAGTAAAGAAGGTCAATATTTTGCTGAACATAAGATGATGTGTTTAGATGAACCCCCAGTAGAAGGTTCATATCTCGTAGGGGATATCGTTATATCAACAACTCAAAAAGATGGAGTGTTTGGTTGGGTGTGTGTTATGTCCGGTGAACCTGGGACGTGGGAAATTATAAATGATTTAAATTTAATAAATAGTTTAATAAAAGTTCTAGAAAATCAAGTTGTAATCATAAACTCAAATATAGATATAATGAAATCAAGTTTAATTAAATTGAATGATGATCTCACGATATTAGATAATGCTCATCATAATGAAATACAAAAACTTGATAGTAGAGCATCCGTGAATGCAAGTAATATATCATTTATGAGCAATGAAATAACTAATATTAAAGAATTGCTACAAAACACACAAGGGGAATTGACTAGTGCGGTAAATACGTTTAATTCTAAAATTCAAAAAAATGTTAATGCTATATTGACTAATAATAATAGTATAGATGTATTAGAAAACCAATTAGAATCAGTACAACACACCGTAGATGAACATGGAGAGTTGATAGATAATGTTAAGTCTGATGTAGAACAGATAAATGTAGAGGTTAATAATATAAAAACTGAAGTGAGTGACTTAAATAAAACACATGAAGAACAAACGGAAGAATTGAATAATGATATCAAGAATATACGTGAAGAACTATCAGGAATAAAAGATTCTTCAGGAGACATGGAAAATGGTTTTAACCAGTCGATATCTGATTTGACTAGACAAATTCAAGAAGAAATGGATGTATTAGAAAACCAATTAGAATCAGTACAACATACCGTAGATGAACATGGAGAGTTGATGGATAATGTTAAGTCTGATGTAGAACAGATAAATGTAGAGGTTAATAATATAAAAACTGAAGTGAGTGACTTAAATAAAACACATGAAGAACAAACGGAAGAATTGAATAGTTCTATAGAACGACTTGATGTTGAATTAAGTAATTGCAATGAGAGTGTAACGAATATACAAACTAGTGTGAATAACATAAACACATATTTAAATAATAATACGGAAGAAATAAACAATATTAAAAATGGCTTAGTATTAGCCTTAATTAGTGCCGGTAAAATTGCCAATGTTGATATGAGTTGGGAAGAATTGTTTGGATTAATTATAAATAACGAAGTTAGTGAATAAAAAATTAGAATAGATATAGGATTCGCACCTATATCTATTCTAATTTATTTTTCGTCATTTAACATTATTTGTATAGCTTCCAGTGTTATGTCTACAACACACCAGTCATTATCACCTTTTCCCTGTATATCAACAGGATTTTCCAATATGATTCCCTCTTTTAACATTATTTTATAAACACCATTTTCTATGAAATGAAATCCATTCCAGTCTGGTCTAGTTATATAAGCTCCTGTTTTACAATGAACCATAGCTTCTTCATAAGTCAAATTATTCATATACACTGTACTATATAAACGAATGTTTGTATCTCTCATTACCAGTCCTCCTAGAATTTACTCATGAAATTTCTTATATCGTATTTTATTTTATCTTCTACTTTAATATAATATGTTTCTGAACCCTCTTTGATTATTATATTATTTAAATCTTTAGTTAATTTTATACCATCACCAATTACTTCTTCAACACTCTTAACTAATTTGAAATTGTTTGATTCTTCTTGTATGAAATCTATAAACATAGACTCGTTAACTGCAAATACCATATCCCTATACTGTTCTTCAGTTATATCAGGTCCTGCACTTTCTATAGCTTTGTGTACTACATTCATAGCTTTAGTGTCATCTCTATAAGCTTCTTTATGCGATGGTAGTATAACACAATCTGCAGTAACTAAATGTCCTGGTTGATTCATTAACATTGTCCCATCTTTAGTTCTTGATAATTTAGCTAACATTCTTACACTGAAAGCTGGTTCTAAACCTTGTAATATTCTTCTAGTTAGCATAGTACCACATGCACCATCATCAAAAGTTTCGAATTCTCCTTTTAACAAGTTTCCTGCTCTATAATATGAATTTATTCTTCCACAAACTCTAGTAGGATCTATTTGTGTTACTCTATGCATAGATTGATCTAAAGGATGACCATACTCACTTACAAATGAACCTTTTCTTATAAGTTCTTGTATATGAGGAGCATTCCAAGAAGCCATTACAGCATCACCATCATATATCCTTTTATTACGGTTTTTAACACCGAATGATTGAAATACTGTTTCAAATATTACATATGTCATTCCATTTTTATGGAAATCTCTTACATTAACTGCACAAGGATCTGCAGTCTGTTCCATTATAACATGTGCTATAACTTCATTTTTTTCTATCACTAAATATCTTCTCCTTTCTTATTTATTTTTTCGTACTTACAGTATTGTTTTTTCTGATATTTCATGATCCAGGTTTAATGTCAAACATATTACTTCAGCATTTTGTCTTTCAACACACATCACTACTAAATTAGCATATTCGATATAAGGAACATTTCTTTTTTCTTGCACCTTATCAGGTTCAATATTATAATAAACCCCGTATTTAATTTGATCGTTATCGTATATTTCTTTAACTATGTATTCTGGTTTTTTCATGAATTATACCTCCATGCTCATTTTTATTATCGAATTGTTGTTTTGGACAATTTAATAATAAAATGAAAGGAGGATTAATATGATCAATATAAGTAAACTTATTTCATCTATAAAAATGGAGTTGGGGTTAATGGCTATGGCTACTCCATTTGAAAATATCGATGAAATGATTAGAGAAGTTATTGTTGTAAGAACATTACCCGTGTTTGATGAATTATACCCATATATAGTTCCTCTACATATAGATACTAATGATCTTACTATGATAGAAAGAAGAGCTGAAAGTACTGTGTATATGCTACCTGATGTATTTGGAGATGCTAATATCATGATGATAACACATATGGAACCTATTTTTGATGAGGATAGATATTCAAATGACTATAATACGTCGTTGTTTTCATATGGTGTAACTCCATGTATATTCGGGTATCAGGAATTAATGCTAGCACAAGCACAAGCGAATATGCTAAGTGCAGCTTCTAAAGGTTCTACTTTTAAATTTCTACCACCGAATATGATAGAAATATTCAGTGGTTATGCTATGGGTAATAACTATAGATTATCAGTGGCTTTATCACATGCTGAGAACCTTTCAACATTACCAGCTACTTGTTACGGTTCATTTTTAAAATTAGCAGCTTTAGATGTTAAATCTTATTTATATAACACTTTAATACATTATGAAAATCTATCCACTGCTTATGGTCAATTAAGTCTTAATATAGATAGATGGAGTAATGCTGATGATGATAGGAGAGCTCTTATTGAGAAATGGGAACAAACATATCATTTAGATTTATCTAATATTTATTTTATATAATTTCATCAACATAACAAATATATAATATTCCCAAAGCCCCTTTTTTATATGATATAGAAGATAGCCTAGGCTATCTTCTATTTTTATTATCCAAAACAATTTTGTAATTAGGAAATTTACAAGGGAAAGGAGAAGTTGTATATGGATAAATTCTATAATAGTGAAGAAAATTTTGAATTTTTCTATAATAATATATCAAGACTGTTAGATAATACTATAATAGAATCTTCTATTTCAGAAAATTGGTTAGCTAATTGGTACGTATGTAATAAATATAACACTACTAGAGCTGTTGAAAGACATGCTGCTGAAGTATTGTTACCAAAAGTTCGACAATCTGGAATACCTGAAGATGTTTTTCAGTCTATTATAGACAAAAAGTTGAATGGGTGTTTTGAATCATATAATGATGTTGAGTATACATTAGAAGATAAAATATATATGGTCAATAACTTAAAAACTATGAGTATAAACGAAAATACACTGTCTTATATAATTCAAGATTTTGAATGTGATGATATTGTAGAATATATGAGAGAAAATTTTGATTATAAAATAGAACAATTACAATTAACGAACGAATCTAAAAAAGTTATGGGCATATTATCAAAAATAAATCAAACTGTTCTTGAAAATAAAGACAACCAGGAGAGACTGGATATTATTAAGGGTTACAATACAGCTATACTTTATAAGTATAAATATACAACAGAAAGTTTCAATGGTGAGCTTAATAATTTATATAAAAAGTTAGAGAGCTTACTAGAGACTCAAAATGATGATGTTATAGATTACAGTCTAAAAGAATTAGATAACATTAATAGTTTGATAGAACATATGGTAAAGCATAACTTGGATGAATCTGCTGAAGAATTTATTTATGATAAGGCTGTTAACCAATTTAATTATCTTGTAGAAGATATTTTCGTTAATAAAATAGAAGAGGGTATAGATATAAACCAATTTTTTGAATTATATGTATTGACTGAAGCAATATGCGAATATGAATCTACTTTAGAAGCTTCTTCTAGAATAATAACAAAAGGAACTGAGAAAGTTACTAAAGCTATAGATAATTCATCAGCTAAAGCAAGAGGATTATCTAAATCCGATTCTAAAATGGCTCAAATAAAAAGAGGAGCCAAAATTGTTGATGATAGAGCATCTAGTGCTATAAATAATAAAATCGATCAGGTTATAAATTTTACACAAGATGCCAAAAGAGAAAAACTTATAACAGGTAAAACGTCTATTCAATTAGGTAAAACACTTAAAACTGTAATCGGTTGGGTTATTGCAGGAGTTGCCGTTAAGAATTTACCTAAACAAACTTTACTTAAAATTCCAGGATTCACACTTAAGGCTCCTCTTTTAGGATTAGCTACTACTATAATAGGGTTATTAGCAGCTAGGGCTTTGAGTAAAAATACGGAAGAAAGAGAAAAGAAAAGAATACTATTAGAACTTGAGACTGAATTAAAAATAACTAGAGAAAAAATAGAAGATGCTAAAGGAGATAATGCTAGAGAACAAAAATACCAATTAATGAGAATAGAAGCAAATTTAGAAAAAGAAATAATGCGTATTAAACATGGATTACGTTATTATTAAAAGGAGGTAATATAATGAAATTTAACGATTTCGATTGGAAAGATATTATATTAGAAGCTCCTGGTGATGATGAAGCTGAAATGGATGATGAGCTAGCAGCTACAGATTATGCTGAAGCTGATGTTGATGTTGAGGAAGGAGATCCTGCTGAAGAAGAATCTCCCACAGATGAAAATGAAGAGGGAGACGATGCAGACCCTGCAGACGAAGATCCGTTAGCCGATGAAGAAGGAGGCAGTGATTCTGAAGATGATCAAGAGGAAGAACAATCAGATAATGCCGAAAATAACGTTAATGAAGATAAACAAAATGCAAATCTAATAAACGACTATATTGAATTATATAAAAGAATGGACACTATAATGAATCAGATAAGAACAGATTGTAAAACCAATATACGATATAATCCAAATATATTAGCCGTTAGACGAAATATGACTAAATTAAAAGAAATTACTTATGACTATATTACGCATAAATTTGCTAAGGAAAGTTATGTTGCTAATTTATATCAATTTAACTTAATTATACAAGCATTAAATGTTAACATAGAGTTATTGAGTTCTTTAATGGAGTCTAATAGGAAAGAAAAGCTAAATAAGAAAAGAAAGTAGTACCAATATTTTAAAGGAAAAACAAACTAATAAGTGGTATATAAGGAGTAATAAAAATATCGATAAATACCATAATTTTTGAAACAACTATTTAATATTAATTTAAAAATAATCGCAAAGGAGTGTATTTGTAAATGGCTAGATATAATGAAGTAAATTCAACAAGAGTTGTTGGATCATTTGTGGAATCAAGAAACGAAGATTTCAATAATCAATTAGTTTCTATCAATGAAACATTTAAAGGTTCTTTTGGTTTAGACCCAATAGAAGAATCTTTAAGAATATATAAGGACGATGTTATATTTGAACAATACAAAGAAATGTTATTAGGGGATTTATTTGATGCTCAATTAGGCGATAAATATTTAGACTTACTTCCTTCTAAAATAGAACAAGTAGTAGAAAACTCTAAATTTGAAATAGTTAACGAAGCTTATGGTGTTGCACAATTATCTCCAGTTGTTGGATATACATTACCTATAATCAAGAAAAATATGCTTGAATGTATAGCTAAAGACATAATGATGACAGAAGTTCCAGATGCTCCAGTTATCAAAGTTGCTTTCGAAAGAAAATTCTTAAAAGATAAAAATGGTAAAAAATATTATATACCTGAAATATTCTATGATAAATCTTATAAGGAAGCTTCTGATGCTGCAAAAGGAACTAAAATATATGCTGAACATATAGAAGCTCCACTAGATGAATATGATTTAATGTCTGCATCTATGGGTGCTGGAAATGTTAGAAAAGGTCAAGATTCTTTTGCATATGATTTAGCTATAGAAGAAATAAAATTCAATGGAGAAGCAGGAGAAGTTGTTGTACCAGGATTAAATATAAAACCTGATATAGAAAACGATGGTGTATTCTATAAAGAAGTAAGACATGAAGGGGAAAAAATAGTAATAGTAGGTAGAGTAGACTTCTACAATGGAACAGTTTCTTGTTCTTCTTTAGATGGAAAATTAGTTTCTGTTAAGTTCGGAGGACATATATCAAACCAATTCAATGATAACTCATTAGATATGGATAGAGAAAGAACTCCACAAACTTGGGAAATACCAGAAGGGGAAAGAATAAATACTGCTCTTACTATAGAAAAAATAAGAGACTGGAAAGCTATGGCAAACATAGACATAACTCCAGAAATAGTAAACGACATAGCTACTACTTTAACTCAATTCGAAGATTCTAGTGCTATGGATTTCTTAGAAACAAGTTTAGATAGATGGATAGATAAAAAAGATCTTCCATATGGATATAATAAAGGATTTGTTCAAACTGCTGTATTCGATTGTAACGTTACAAGTGGTATGTTAACTCAATCTGACTACATTGAAAAAGAATTAAAATTCAGATTCAATAAGTTAGTATCTCAATTAAAAGATATATTAAAAACTAACGAAATAATGTTCGTTGCTTATGGACATCCAGATAATATAGAATTATTTAACAGTGCTGTTAAATGGGTAGTAGACCAAAATACTAGAGTAGGTGGAGTTCAATTAGACTATAAATTTGGTGTAATGACTGAGTCAGGAAATAGAATACATTTCTTATCATCATTAAAATGTGCTAGAGAAATAGGAGTAAGAATAGTTGCTTATCCTACTACAGCTAACCATATAACTTTCAAACACTATAAATATTCTTTCAATATAGAAAATACTTATAGACATCCACAAGTAGATAGAGTTCCAAACATCATGGGTACTCATAGATACTTATCAACTGAAATGTTACCAGTTCAAGCTAGAATGACATTCTTAAATAATGAATTTGGTATAGATGCTAGAGAATAATAAAACTTATTGATAAATGAATTTCTAATACAATCTTATAACGAGATTGTATTAGAAATTCTTATATTTTTACAGAAAGGAGAGTTCTTATGATAATGAAAAAAGAATCTCTTTTAATCATAGAAGAAAGTTTTAGGAATATCCAACATGAGAAAAATATTGGAAAGAACTTAAAATTAATTGAATCTTCAATTAAAAGAGAGTTTGGTGTTAGTGTTAAAGTATCTATAATAGATAACAAACGTCAATTCTTTGGAATGTGTGTTTATCCTTCACCTGATGAGATAAATAAACTTACGAGAATGTTATTAGAAGCTAATGCTACTATGGCTGATGTTGAAAGATTGCATGTTGAATGCATATCTAAAGGAGAGCATGTCGTAGAAATAGATTCTAGATTATTATACGATCATAATATAAATGCTTCAGCTGGAGAAATTACTGCTATATTATTACATGAAATAGGACATATATTAACTTCTAATAACGTTGTTTGTAGATTTGAAAGAGCTAAAGAATATATATTTATAAAGTTTGATAATAGAACTAGAAAGTTAGTAAAAGTTCTACCTATGATGGTTACGTTATTTAACATAGTTACGCTTCAGATATTCTCAAATCACTTCAATGTTAATTTAATGAAAGAGAAGCATGCAGATGAATTAGCTTTAAAAATGGGATATGGACAGGAACTAGTTGATGTATTAGGTAAACTTATCGCTAATGGGCATGGTGAGCGTGTAAGAAGATCGTGTAAAGACGAAGATAAAGATATTGAATTGACTATAGACTGGTTAATCGTGAATATAAAAGAACTAGAGTATAGAAAAGATAGATTAAAGAAAGCTTTAAAAACTATTAAGATGACAACTCCTTCTCCATATCTTGCAGAAAGAATAGGGGAATTAACTGATCATGTATTTAAAAAGGATAAAGAAAAACTTGTTGAAAAAGTTGAAGTTATTAATGAGGCTTTCATTTTATCTAAAATGCGTGGAGAAAAATCTAAAGCTCCTAGTGGAGCACTTGATGGTTCAGGTAAAGTTAAAAAACTATTACCTAAAGACTTAGCTATATATAGAGCTGAAATAGAAAGAGTCAATACCGTAGATGATAAAATTTTCCTATTAGAAAGATTATATGATTTATTAGATATAGCAGAATATGCTAAGTTAACAATTCATACTGATCCTAGAAGAGTTATGCAATCAGAACAAACTATAGATTTATATATTGAACAAATTCATCAATTAATAAAAGAAGTTAACTCTAGACAAATAGGAAGAACTAAATATGGATTATTTATCAAATATCCTGCAGATTATGAAGGGTAGAAGTAATTTGAAACTGTAGGTTTAACCTATGGTTTCAAATATTATTTTTTTGGTGGTGAAAAAATGTTTATACATGAAAATAGTAATGTCTTTTATGATACGGAAACGACTAATATATCATTTCTACAGGTCGCTGCCGATTTAAAAAAATTAGGTATAAAGAACAATATGTTCTTTTTAAGATTATATGATAGGGGTTTACAAGGTATAGATCCTCATGGACCAATAACTGTAATGTCGGAAGAATTATGTCAAAGGATAATGGCTGAATGTATAAGAAACCCTTGGTATTATTTAAGAGAAGTTTGTAGAATACCTGACCAAGGGAATAGTAATGGTATTCCATATAAATTGAATAGAGCGAATTTAGCAGCAACGTGGTGTTTTGTGAATAATATCGACCATTATTTAACAATACCTAGACAGATAGGGAAAACTCAATCTATATTAGCAAATCTTACTTGGGCTTATTTATTTGGTACAACAAACTCTTCTTTTGCATTTTTTGCAACTTCACAAGAACTTGCATCTGAAAACTTAGAGAGATTAAAATCACAAAGAGAATTATTACCTTCTTATTTACAACTAAGACAGGATTGTGTAGTTGACCAAGTATTAGGAACTAAAGATAATGAAATAGACAATATAAGAAAAATTTATAATCCTTTAACTAAAAATACTATAGTAACTAAACCTAAAGCTAGTAGTAAAGAAGCAGCTGTAAAATTAGGAAGGGGTAATACATTACCTATTACTTACATGGATGAGGCTGAGTTTATAAATTATATTGATGAGATTATGATGGCGTCGGGTTTGAATCTGGGCTCGACTAAAACCTCTCTAATTGCTGGGACGTCTCTTATAAAGAGATAATCAGCAGCCAAGCCTCTAATTAATTAGAGGAAGGTTCAACGACTATCGAAACCACATTTTGAATATGGAAGGGAGTAGAGTACACTCAAGCGAGTGGAAACGGGAGGCATTCGAAAGAATGAAGATATAGTCTGAACTATATGGTGACATATAGAAGGATAGATGTAGCGAATCTATTCGTAACACAATTACCAGCATATTCAACAGCCGCAGCTAATGCTGAACGAAACGGTGCTGCATACTGTCGTATACTTAGTAGTACACCAGGTGATTTAGACTCACCTGCAGGACAAGCGGCGCAAAAGATTCTAGATAAAACTTGTCGTTGGAGTGAAAATTTTTATGATTTAGGTCCTGATAAAGCTAAAGAGATAATATCTGCAAATGCAGCTAATAATATAGTATATATAGAATATTCATATAAACAATTGGGATTGGGAGAAGATTGGTTTAGAAAACTATGTTCATTAGTAAATGGTGATCCTACTGCTATACGAAGAGAATTATTACTTCAAAGAATTAGAGGTAGTAAAGATTCTCCTTTTAGTGAAGAAGACTTAATGGCTATACAAGAAATTAGACCGAATATAGTAGAAGAACATTATATAATGGATATATACCAATTAAATGTATATAAAGAATTAAATCCTAAAGTACCTTATTTAGTTGGTGTCGACGTTGCTACTGGAGTTAATAACGACAGTACTGCAATTTCTATTGTCAATCCTTATACTTTACAAATAGATGCTGAATTTAGAAGTCCTATTATGGGTTATCCCGATTTAAAAAGATTTTTATACCAATTAATTAAGAAATATATTCCTAATGGTGTTCTTTGTATAGAAAAGAACCATGGGGGAGATTCAGTTATACAAGATTTAAGAGAAACCGTTTTAAATAGAAATATTTATCATAGTATGAATAAAGAATTAGTTGAAGATAATACTTCTAAAATGAATAAAGGACATATAGAAAGAGAAGTTGAAAGAAGGAGACATTATGGAGTATTTACAGGGGTTAAATCAAGAGCATTAATGATAGATTTGTTATTCTTAACAGTGCAAGAGTTTAAAGATAGATTAACCTCACACTATGTTATAGATGATATATTAAAACTAGTAAGAAAGAACGGTAAAGTTCAAGCTGCTGCTGGAGAACATGACGATAGTATTATGTCTTACTTAATAGCTTTATATGTTTATACATATGGTAAGAATCTTAACAGATGGGGAATCGTTAAAGGAATGAAGGAACCTGGATTTGATGGTGATAAAGCACAAGAAGAGGATGCTTATCAATATGCTATGAATAACTTATCTGAAGAAGATATGATGTTCTTCCAAGCACAATTAATGGCTTCTCAATCTGTAAATACATATGAGCAAAATAATAGAAAAGAAATGATGCATTATAATAGACAATCGGAAGAAATAGATAAAGCTATAAATGCAACCACTAGAGTAGAAGATATTGAAAGAGAAGACTTGAACTATGATTACGATAAAAGAGAAACTAATTCAAATCCTTGGATACTAGATGGATTTGATGATTTAAATGATTGGTAGTGTAAAAAGGTTATATTTCAATTATATATTATATAATTGATAACAAATGAATAATAGTTAAAAGTTCTCGTAGAATGATGTATGGTCGCAGAGGGTGGACTCTGTACCGTATGCTCGCAGAGGGTGGACTCTGTAGCTAACTCTACCTGAATAGGCGTAGAATGATGTATGGTCGCAGAGGGTGGACTCTGTACCGTATGCTCGCAGAGGGTGGACTCTGTAGCTAACTCTACCTCTTAATTTTAACTAAAATTATATATATTTTTTAAGCATAACTCATTGAGTTATGCTTTTAATTTTTAATAAATCTATATAAAGGAGTTGAAATAATGATAAATAGAGATATTATATATACAAATCATGGAACTATGAATGATATGAATGTCATAGATAATTCAACCAACATAACAAATAATTACAATGTTAGAATAAATCTGAAAGACAGAGTTAAAAATGGGAAGACGTATGAATATACATTATTTTGTCTATATGAATATAAAAACAACAAATCTAATTTACGTGAACATATACGAGTAACTTGTATAAATATTCATTCTGAGAACATGTTTGTTTCAGACCATATTCATATAGATTTTCCAAAAAGATTATATGATGAAATATCGTATAATTATTCAGTAATGAAAGTAAAAGCTAAAGCATATAAATATAAAAGAAAAAATGGGACGTATGATTATGGTCTTTTAGTTACGAAAATAGAATCTGCTGTAAATAGATTAGGTCATTATACAGGAAGATATGGTTTTAAATCTTTGTTAAATTTGAATGATAATCAAAGGGAATTCTATAAATATATATACACGAATATAACCGAGCACCAATACCTGTGTGAAATCTTAGCTCAACAAATAAGTTATCTTGAGGGTATTATTGCTGAAAATAATTGTATATATTCAGGATTTCTATTCGATATGTTAGCAACATATTATTTTGCCAATGATTATAAACAGGAATTGGAAACTAAATCATTATATTTATGCAATTTGGATAGAGAAGCTGTGATAGATTTGATGAAATTATTTTCTAAAATCATATTCAAGATAAATAATGGTGAAATATTTATGTGGAGACAAGTTATGCAAGAAACAAATGAACTGTGTAATGTTTTACAGAATATAGATAAAGATATAATTAAAGTTAATTCTAAAGAGATTTCAGTTCAAGAATTTGCTAATAAAATAGATTCTAAAGAAACTAGAAAAATATTTAACAAAATTAAATTAAGAAATATAGATTTTGGTTATCAATATCCTAAAAACATAAATAAATTTAAAGACCAGTTAGATGATTATGTTATTTGGTATATGTTTAATCAAAATTATTTTGACAGTAATATGTATTATGAAAATTGGGAGAACGATGTAAATAAAATATAAGACTCTTCAGTCTTATATTTTTTTATTTTAACCTTAACAGTTATTTAGGATAAATAAAAGACTACGAATAAAGAAGGAGAGGTTGGAAATGTTAAGAGATGATGATTTTATAAACGGATTTGATATTGAAAGAATATTAGGTGATTTACCTATTGACATAATAAAAGAAAACATTAAATCGCAAATAGATGATCCTTTAGTTTTTTCAACTAATCATTGTGATCAAGTATATGAGACATTAGATGAAGCGATGGAAGAAATAGGACATATAGATGAATATAGATATGAGTTACAAGAAATGAGAGATGAATTTAACACATTTTTAGTCATAGAATTAGATGAAAGATTCGGTTTAGGAGTAGATAGAGATAATCTGCAAGGATTTGAAATAGAAATGATTGGAAAGAATGCTTACGAATTCTTTGTTGTAAATTTAAAAGAAAATATAACAAATTTCTTATTAAATTATATTACAATGAATAAATCAGAATTAGCTGGATTTTTTACAGACGAATATAAGAGAAAAGATGTCACGACATCGAATATGAAGAAGTTAACTAAGAATAAAGATGATGTTATAGTATTATCGAATATAATATCTATAATTTATCATATATTAGATTTAGAATTAGACCCAGAAGATTTTATGGAATTAGCAGTCGAACCTGGTGAATATTGTGGAGAAATAGTTAAAGAATATGTGCGAGATTTTAAAATAGCTAACAATTTTGTATATAAATTATTCAATGAAATAAAATATTCACATAATGACATAATAGATGAATTTGCTTCTGAGATATGTTTAGAGTTACAAAATAGTATAATAAATGATTTAAATAATGAAGAATAAAAATGTGAAAGGTGGTAATTAGATATGTCAAACGTTACAAGATTAGATGAAAGTATAGAAAAGGTAAACCAATTAAGAGAATCACAACAAGAATTATTACAAGAAGATGAAGATGCTTTTGCATTAGTTGTTGGTAACTTAACTGTTCAGCAATTAGAAGAAATGAGTGATGAAGAATTATTAGCTTTTAATAATTATGAAGAAGGCAAATATTATGTAGAAGAACCTGATTTTGAATCACATGAAGATTTAGTAACATACGTAAGGGATATATTAATTTATCTTGTTCAATCATATGAGTTCTCTATTGAAATGGATGAAAAAATAGCAGAACTTAATGAAATAACAAACGAAACTAATGAATATATAAAAGAGTATTATGGATTTGATAAAAAAGATCCGAATGTTACATCTATAGAGATAGTAAATAAGGCTATATCTGACGGTTTAGCTAAAGCCGAAGAATTAGGTGACGAGAACAAATATAATGCTATATTAAAATCACAAGAGACTTTCAAAGAAACTTTTACACTAAAAAGAATAAAAGATTTATACAAAGGATTAAATCCTGAAAATTTAAAAGCAGATGCCAAATCTGATAGATCTGTAACTATATATAAAAATTATATTAAGGTACAGCAAAAATTAGGTTCACAATATGATTTAATTCAAGTTAAGGACTTAGAAACTAGATTTTTACCTGAAGAATATCATAATATGAATAACTTATTCATAATAGCTGTAATAAAATATGTAAGTAAATTAATGAAAGACGGTTATTATTCAAGTGATGATGCATTCTTTGTTTCACAACTAACAACTAATCTATATCTTCTTCATTTAAATAAACTACCTGAAGAATATAAAGTAGAATTATTAGCAAATATACAAGAATTTTTAGATATGGTTAAGTAGGTGTGATTATGTTTGACGGAACACTTAAGGAATTGATTGAAATAATACAAAAAGCGTTACGTTCTGTTAAGAAAAGAATTTGGTTGTTTTTTAAAACGACTTTATTTTGGTTATTTGCTTTAGCTCCTCTAATAGGAGCTTTAGCATTAGTTCCGATAGTAAGTAAATATGCGTTCGTTTCGATTTTTATAATATTACTTATATGGTTGGAAATACCATGGGGTAACGCTATAAAAGATCTGGTTGATGTTAAAAAATAGATAATAGGCGATTGAGCCTATTATCTATTTTCATTGTCAAAAACAATTAGCTAATAAGAGGAGGTCGATAATATTGCTAAAAGCTAATGTTATTAAAAAAGATGGGTTTATAGTTTTAAATTGTCCTTATGCTGAATTCTATGTTCCAAAGCAATATACTGAGAAAGAATTGGCAACTGATGCTGGAGAATCATTTAATGCTTTTGGAGTTATGTATTTAAGAACATTTTCTGCTATGGAAAAACCTAATGAATTGGAAATACTTAAAATACCTAACATGTTAAGTTTCTATCCTATTGAAAAAGAAAATAGAAAAATGACTATAGGTAATGATGACGAAGCTGACTATATAGTTTTGAAATTTTATAAAGGAAATAAATTATTTGCGTCTGCAGTAAGATGTGACAATGCTGCGCCTGAGAATTTTCTTAATATGATATTAGGAGGTCAGTTACCTAAAAATATACCATATGATAAAACTATAGAATTATTTTTAAAAGTATTTGAGCAAAATAAAGTTGGAATGCCAGCACCAGCTATCATGCTTGAAATGATTATAAGTGAAGTTTACAGATACAAAGCTGATAACTCACTTAAATATGGTCAGCACTTAGCTAAGAATTTTGATCCTAAGAAAAAACAATTAGACTATTCATTAGCTAATGTTAGAACTATATGTAAGAATAATAGTTCATTTGCAGGTATATCTTTTGAAAATATGGATGAGATGCTTACGTCTGCAATTAACAATAATAAATATAAAAGAACAGAAACAAAAACACCCCTTGAGGATGTTATTAAGTACTGATAATAAGAAATACAATATTATAAAGATATACTTAATTGCTTAAGTACATAAAGGCTAACTTGAACAATTATTTAAATTTAAATAACATAAAATAAAGGAGGAAATAATATATGTACGTTAACAATAGTAAAAATATTCCAGACTACGATCATCCGTTTAATGTAACGATCATAAATGATAATTCTTCTATTGACATACCTGGTGCAGGTATGGATGATAGAGTTAATTATTTATGTGTATTCGTTAGTGGAAAAGGTAGAGACAATAAATTATTAAAAATGACTAGTAAGGCTGCATTTGTAAATGAATTTGGTAAACCAAATATATTTAAATATGGTCAACCTATATTAAATGCACATGCTTCAATAAATGACGCATATTCACATGCTTATTGTATGAGGGTTATGCCTCTTGATGCATGTTATGCAAACCTAATAGTTTCAATTAAATATAAAATAAATGGTGAAAACCTAGAAGTTAAATTAGTTAGAGAAACTGAAATGAGTTTAAACAATAAAAATCAATTAAACGCTGTATTATCACAAAGAGAAAACTCAAGTGAAGATGAAGCAGGATATAAAACTATTCCTCTATTAGCTATTCAATGCCAAGGTAGAGGACAATACGGAAATTCATTAAGAGTTAGATTTACTAATGTATTTAGAAAAAAATCAAATATCGATTATAGACAATATAGATTAGAAATTTTAGATGTAGAAGAAGGGAACAATGTTGTTGAAACATTTGATGGATGTTTATATGATTATGCTATAAATTCTCGTTCAATGATACTATCAGATGTTTTAGATGGAGATATAACTTTTTCTAATAAAGTTTCTATAGTTGTTAATGAAGATGCATTTGAGAAATTATATGATGAATATGCTTCAATGTTTGGAGAAGGGGAAGTTCCAGTTGCAAATCATAGATTATTTGACCCAATATTTGGAGTAGATAATAATAAAGTAGCTATACCAAATGTTAATATAATCACAGACGAATTAGCTCTTGATAGATTAGATGGTGTTCCTTTAATGGGTGGAAACGATGGGTCGTTTGAAAATGGTATAGATTTAGAAGGTGAATTATTAGAAAATCTTTATGTAAAAGCTTTTGCAGGAGAGTTAGATAGAACTATATTATCTACTAGAAGAGTACCTGTTAAATTTATGCTAGATGCAGCATATCCTTTATCTGTTAAACGTGCTATGGTTGAATTAGCAATAAAAAGATATTCTTCTATGGTTTATTTAGATGCAGGAATAATATCTACACCTGATGAGGCTTTAGTATTTGGAGAAGATACTGCAGATTTAAATTATAGAATAGTATCTAAAGGATTCCAATGTTATCAAATAAGAGATCCTTATAATGGTAAAAAAGTTGATGTGACTTATACATATCATTTAGCTAGTCAATTAGCAAGACACATTGAATTATATGGCTCTAAAACTCCATTTACTGGCGAAGCATATGCTGTGTTAACAGGAGCTGTTAAAAATTCTCTAGTTCCTGTTGTAGATGAAATGGATGAAGATTTAAAAGAAAAATTATATGATTTAAGATTAAACTATTATGAAGCACTTGCAGAAAATGTATTTGCTAGAGGAACACAACAAACAGCACAAGACTTAGATTCTGATTTAAGTGAAGAGCATAATATGTGGATGACTCTTGAAATAAAAGAAATAGCTGAAAAAGAAACTATTAAGAGAAGATATAACTTTGCTGAACCAGAAGACAGACAATTATTCTCTGAAATATTAAACGAAAGAGTTAGAGCATATAAAGATGATGTTAGAGAGTTATCTGTTTTATACGATATGACTGCTGAAGAAGAGGCTAGATCAGTATTACATTGTTATGTAGAGATAACATTTAAATCTATAGCAAAATCTTCAATAGTTGAAATAAATATTAACCCTAGGGTTTCATTTTAATTAAAGGTAGGTGAATAAGATATGGCTAGAGATAATCAAAGAACATTACAAAGTAATATAAAAAATAATACAACTGACATGACTGGATATTCACTTTTCCTTGGAGGATTAAACGTTAAAAGAGCTGCATTAGAGCAATATAACGTATTAAAAACTGGTAAAGGTAGAATATTCTTAACTAAAATGCCTTTCTTTATGAAAGAGTTAATGCCTGAAGCTACTAAAAACTTTAAGCATGTTATAGAATATGGATTTATGGATATACAAGGTATTCAAGATTTAACAATGGAATTCGATAGTATCACTGGTGGATATGCTGGTAGAACTTTTGAAATACCAACTATACTAAAAGATGAAACTAACGAGATTACTATTAAAATATTAGAATTTGCTGGTTCTCCTATGAGAGAATATATCGAAATGTGGCAAACAGGTGTTTCTGATCCTAATAGTGGATTTACTCACTATCACGGAAAAGCTATACCACAAACTAATGCAAATGGTGTAATGCAACCAGCTGAGATAGAAGTTTCTCAATCTAACCATACTATGGAAGCATTCTATGTAATGACTGACCAAACAGGATTTAATATAGAATTTGCTTGTATGTTATGTAATATGTTCCCTAAAACTTCAGCAAGATCTCACTTCAATCAATCTTCTGGAGAAATGCAACATGTTGAATTAGAAATAGCATTTACTTGTACTATGTACACTTCTCCAGATATAAATGCGGTTTCACAATTACTATTAAATAAATATAGAGTTCTTTATAATTACTTAGATTTCAGAGCTGATACTGGTACTGAAACAAACGGTGTTAAATCATTATCAGATAACGAGTTCCCTAAATCTAACATTAAAGACTGGACTGCTATATAAAAAACAAATAGAATACATCCTTAGGATGTATTCTATTTTTTATTCTACCAATTAGAATCTCCACCTTCTTCTCCACTTCCAGAAGGTGCTGCGTCATCTTTAGCCTTTTCGACTTTAAGTTGTACTACTTTAAGGTCTATTTTTTCTTTTAATTCATCTACAACTTCCCATGGAAGCATTGGTAATACTTTTCTAGACATTTCTTGTCTGAATAGATCTTTTGCTTTATTTAAATCTTCGGTTTCTTCAGCATATTGACCGAACTCCGATTTTTCTAAAAAGTCTAATATTTGATCCCCATAACCTAACATATCTACTAAATTATTGTTAGGAAGAGTTTTAGGTCTTTGAAGTGTATATCTAAAATTTGCTATATCTTCTAATTCCATATCAGTACAATAACAAAGTATTTTTTGATACATTTCAGTTAAATCTTCATTAAAACTATCTTGATACATCATAACTCTTCTAAGTTGTTTGGCGTTTGCCATAACTAGTGTCTTAGCAAAGTCTGCCTCATTGACAAAGTTCATTATTACTGAAGGTACACCTGTACAGTTTATATATGCTTCTTTAAGTTGTTCCATTAGTTCATTTTGCATATTAACGTCTTGACCCTGTATAACATCCCAAGATAATCCTCTTTCTCCAGATTCACCTTCAGGTATGAATAGGTCTCTACCAGAACCTATTTTACCATATATTGATGAATAATCCATTAAGTCTCCTATTCCTATCTGCTTAGCTTTCCATTGTCTAGCAACATCCATAGTTTTATTTATCATATTTTTATCTATACCAGAAGTTTTAACATAGGTTACAATAGTATCTTGTGATTTAGTTAGATATGTAACCATGTTGAATACTAATAATGATAAATATAGTTTAGCATAAAATAATGATTTATATAACATAGATTGTCCGTTACCATTTTCATCTTCATTTACAGAGAATCTACAAACATAATCTCCAGGTATAAATTGATAATGTAATTTCTTTTTATACATGTCATTATACACTAGAGAGTTTATTATTAATTCCTTAAATTCTAAATTATCGTTAAGATATTTTTTATCAAATGACTTAACTATTGCATTAGCCATATTCGCTATCAAGTTCTGTTGATTTGCAGATTTGTCCGTCATAGTTCCTATTACATTCGTAAATCTATGTCCATGTGCACAATGGTGATGATTGGTTATATCTAATTCAGCATCATGTATATAATAATAACCTATAGTATAATTCATTAATTTTACGGGTATTACTTTCTTAGGGTCGAGTAATTTTATATAACAACCTTTAACACCTGACCAATCATCCATTTTAAAACTTTTAACCCCATCACTAAATCCTAATGAAGCATATTTATTTTCACCGTTCGTTTTATCATTTTTCTTACCCTTATATTTTTTAAGCGTGTTAGATAAATTGTTAAATGCTGCTAAATCTTGCATGGCACCAACTGTATTTTTATTTTCTAAAAGAGGTAAGGGGATATCAGTATTATTTATTTTTATATTTTCTGATACATATGATATCATATCATCCGGTTTAACATCTTTATACGATTTATCTACTTTTAAGCTTTCCACGAACATCTGAGCATCAGCTGATTCTAATGCTGCTCCGTTTGTAAGTTCCAATTTTCTTTTTTGAGCATTTTCATATAATTTACTTTCAGGAATAATGTATACATAATATTCTCCATATTTGAGAGTTTTAGGAACTATATGTTCTCTTATCATATAGTTAAGCCCATGTGCTTTTTCTTGTCTTTTTACTTCTTCTATCATTTCATCATATTTTCCATCTTCATTATCTTCTTCCCCGTCCACTGTAAAAGTTAATGACCTAGCTATAGTAGAACCTACATCGTCAGAAGAGACTATATCATCTCTCGTAGTATTTATAGCCTCGTTTAGTTCTGCTAATTGTTCACTGATTATCTCCAGGTCATTAAATAATGAAGCTTTATTTTTAAACCTTTCTTCAAATGTAGCGAATATAGAACCTTCACCAGATAAAAAAAGATTTTCTAAAGCATCATCTGCCTTTGGATCTGAAATTAAACTAGAAAGTTTATTAGAGTTTTGAATAGTATTCATTAAGAATCTACTTAAATCATTCTCTCCTCCAAACGTTTTCATCTCATCCATATCGTCAGCTATGACACGTTTTATTTTTTCAGACATCGCATCTATAGCATTTTTATTATTATCAACGTCAACATCATGTGTATTCATTGCTATTTTTTTATATAAATCTTGGAATAAATCATTAAGCTTAATTTCGTCTTTACTAGGCTTAATTATTTTTTCCTCTTTTTCTTTTTTATCATTTTTATTAGCCATATTTTCAACTCCTTTATAATTAGATTATTCCTCCGTATTATGTGATTGTTTCAATAGGTGAAAAAATAAACCTTAACCAACTAAGGTTAAGGCTTTAATTTAAATCTAAAAATCTATAAATGTAAGTTATTTGAATTCCAAATGTTATCTCTTCTTTCTTATTTCTTTCTTCAATTACGTTTCTAAATACACCATAAAATGTTCCATTATCATTTGGTTTGGCACTAAAATCAAAATTATTGGATTTATTAATTCCCGGAAATAATTTGTGTGTTAATATTAAATCATAATTATTTCTCTTAATATTAATAAATTCTTTATTTGAGAATTTCTCAATCAATTCATTTAAATTACATTTATATTCTACATTGTCGACTATTTCTTTTAAATAATCTATATTCAACTTCATGTCTTTTTCGTATGTTCCCACAATATAATCCATTTCAGTTGTTCTAAATATAATGTCGTCATTAGCTATCTCATATCCTATTATCTTAGTTTTACCTAACTTAAAACAATCAGTCAAAGCTTTTAAATTTAATTTTATCAATTCATCTTTATTTATATTAAACACTTCGTCTATATTTGTATTGCAAAATACTCTACCATTTTCTAATTTACTTTCTAAAGAATAAGCTAAGCCTTCACTGTTTATATAAACTTCATCATATAATAATTTCAATATTTTTAAATTATTTTCTAAAGTTTTAAGGAAAGAAGACTTAAACTTCTTTCCTTCATCTTCAAATAGAACTATCATATAGATTACCTCCTTATTTTTTTTCTACAACATAACCTCCAACAATCCATGTTAATCCACAATTATCACATTTATAATGTATTGAATGAATTTCAGAATTTAATCCTCTTGGTTCTATTAAAATACCCTTATAATTTTTTGGATGATAATTGTTACAGTTAGGGCATGTTGCTTCTACCAATTTTTCATTTATTTCTCTTGTTTTTTGTTCATTATACTCGCATTCGGATATGTCGTCTCCATGTAAAAAGTTGTCTAAATACTTAAAAATTATCATTTCTTTTTTAAACAACAAGAAAACTAATATTATACATAAAACCGTTATAATTATCATACAATTTATCCTCCTATGATCTTCTATATTTATTTTCTTCAGGATTTATTTTACTAACATCTTTACCAAACTCTCTAGCAACCATTTCTAATATTTCCATCATATTTGGTAAATTCATCCATCTAACTCCTGTCATAACTGGATTTTGACATAATATATTTTCTACTATATCTTTTCCTGAATCATACATATCTCCCTTATCATTGTTCATTTCAAAAGCTGTATATCTGTCATAAACTTTTTCGTTTAAAGATATTTTACCAACTAATGTATGTGGAGCAATGTTGTGAGCTATTTTGATGGAAGGATAAAGCGAACTAAAATCGAAGTCTATTACATATTTACGAACATATCTATTTTTAACTCCGTTTACAATCATTCCGTTTTTAAGACTATTAAGATTACTGTCTCCAACTAGTGCTCCTGCAAATTTTTCTTTTTTATCATCATCCTCCTCATCCCAATCTTTATCGTAATCTAAGTTTATGTTGTTCCCTATAACATAACCTTGTTTTAAATAGTCGACATAGCATCTATTTCTTAATAATGCTGTTTGACTGAAAACTTTTTTATAAGGTACGCTATTTAATATACTTCTTGTATATAAGTTATCTAAATCACTTGTTTTTCTTTCTATACCGTATTGTAATAAAACGTCTTTTATATTATATAATAAGAATTTTTTATAATTTACATACGGTAACGTTTTGATATTTGCTTCTTCACTATAATCTAATTTTTCATCTCCAAGTTCTTTTTGTCCGATTATATTCAACTTAACAGAACCCAATTCTGATTGACCTTTTCTTATTTGCGCGTATAATATACAGTCGTCAACCCATACTGTATAATCTGAAATTGTAAACCAGTCTTTCTTCATTTTCATCGCAAAGTTTTTCTTATCTGCATAATAATAACATCTTTTAACTGGAAAATCTGGATGACACATTATATCTGCAGGATTTTCACCTAATTCAGATATTCTATCCATTAAATAATTTGCGTCGAAGTTCATATTCCAAAACATTATAAAATCTCTCTTCAACGTATGAATTAATTTAAAATAATCTTTTAACATTAATAGTTCATCTTTTTCATCATAAAATACTATAATATATTCAAACTCACCATATGAGTCATCGAACATATTATGACATTCCTGTTTAAATAAATCTAAATTATCTTCAAGTTCTTGTATTTGAGGATTCTTTTCATTTCTTAAAGCAAATGTATAACATTTTCTAGTTTTTTCATCTATTAAAGTTATTGCATTTATAGGTGCAACTCCGTCTGTAACGAAACCTTCTACATTTATACCGTCAACCTCTATATCTGAATATAGCTTCGTAACTTGTTTAGGTTTATCATTTAAATAATGACAAGAAAATTGTATTCTATAATATGACTCAGGGTCATAATCACTTGCTAATACATATGGATATTTATGAAGATTTTTCATAGCTTTTCTATTTTTTGCTTGAATACAACATTTATAATATTCTTCATATTTACCACCCGCTATTTTGGCTATATCTCTAGTCGCATGTTTACAGCTTATATTTTTAATTTCACATTGCTCTACTGGTAATGTGAATTTAGGATGTTCATATGTTCTATATTCAGGTTTTGTGAAATATACATCCATATTAGGATTTATTATAGTTTCTAAATATTTTTTACCCGTACTTAAATCTTTATATATAACGTCTATACTATCTACCCAATTTGTTTGTGCACTTGGTTGATTGTAAATTATGTTTATTAGCATAACATCTTCTTTTCTAGTTTCTTTTAATTGTAAAAATTCCATATAAATATACCTCCTTATTATTCAAATTAATTTTCAATTAATATAAATTTGTTAAAGATGAAATAAGAATTAATATGATATGAGGAAGTCATATTCTCATATCATATTAACCCTAGTGTATTTGTTTATATATGGATAATCTAATTATTTATCTATATGTTTTATATTTTAAAAAATATAAGGAGGACGACAATATAATAACTGATTACACTTTATTGGAGGTTATTGTCATGTTGTATTTTATAGCAGATTGTCATTTTTCTCAACAAAGAACATTAGAGATGAGTAGAAGACCTTTTAAGAATGTTAAGGAAATGGATCTAGTTATGTTAATGAATTGGAACAGTGTTGTTAAACCAAACGATACGGTTTATATATTAGGTGATGTTGGGTATATGGATATATTACCATTGCTTAATGGTAAAAAAATATTGATCAAAGGAAATTATGAAAGAGAAAGACATGAATTATTAGACGGTCATGAGGACCAGTATGAAGAGATATATGATTATATTCATGAGATAGATGTTAAATATAAAGGGAAAGAATATCACATATCTATGGCTCATGAACCATCTAGAGTTAGAGACAAGGTTATAAGTGAAACAAATTTAGTTTGTTTTGGTCATATACACAAACTTTGCATGGTTAAACGTTATGGATTATGTGTAAGTGCAGATGCTCATAACTTTACACCATTAAGCCTAGATGATATAATATATTATCATGATGCAATCTTAAATTATTACGATGAAAATGTATTTTTCTAAAAACTAAATAGGAGGAATGATTATATATGGATATGTTTAATAATCTAAACGATGAAAATTGGGAAGATAAATCAGACTTCTCAATGCCAGAAGATTTTGATGTTATAGGAGAATATGAGCAACTCATGGCTGATTTAGATAATCCCGATCCTATGGATATTATCCCAGAGTTTGATGAATCTATGGACTTCTATCAAGCAATTGATAATTGGGATAATGGAGAATATATAGAGGAGCCATTAGATAAATATTCTCGTAAGGGTAAAAAATCTTATGATAAATATAAAGAAGATGAGAATGAATTTAAAAAAGAATTCGCAGAAGAACTTGCTATGTTATATGATTTATTAGAAGAATCTAATAAGTTTAGTAAAAAATTAACAAAAAAATACGATTCTATTGAAGGTAGTAAAGCAAAAGGAACGTCGAAATATACAAACGATTTGATAGAATCTATAATAGCTTCATCTACAAATAAATTGCAAATAATAAAGGAGATAAATTCTCTTAAGAAGAATATACAAGAGCTTAAAATTAAAGCTGACAGTAAATATGCTAAAATGGGAGATAATGGAACACTTGAGGGTAATGCAAATAGTTTCTTCCAAGATATAATGGGTGTTGGTAGAAATAACTTTGTTTCAGCATTAAATGGTGATCCTGATTTCCATTTATCAAGTAATGAATATTCTAATGATGATGATATAGAATATGCAAATGCTTTACCGGATGCTCAAGATGCGTTACATGATAAGATAAACGATAGGTTAGAAAATGAAGGATTCATACGAAGTGAAGAAGCTGATAAATATATCATTTATGAAAACTTAAAACCGGAATTAAGAGTGCTTAGAAGTGCTGTTGATAATACATGGGAAATCATAGCAGTTGATAAAGATGAGCAGAGAATTTTAGGATATCCGGTACCGGATCGTAAATCATTAGGTAAATGTAAATTTTCTGCTGATGGTAACTATATGACTGATGCTTACGGTCGCTCTTATAAAGTTATTGAAAAATTCTGTTAAGGAGGATAAGATTATGAATCTGGGAATGTTGTACGTTCTTTTAGTTATAGTTTTAATAGGTGTAAATATTTATTTAAGAAAAAAATAAGGAGATGTGGTATATGAAGGATATGAAACTAGATATAGTGGATCAAGTCTATCTTGTAGGTCAGATAAATAAAATAATGAAAAAACTTGATAAAGATAAAAGAACCTATTATATGAAAAAAGTTGACTGTGATAAAATGAATGTTCAAATAGATATATGGAAAAAACTATTAGATATTATATATGCTTATTCTGAAAATAAACAGTATCACAGTTATATATTTCATGTAAATAGTATTGGAGAAATAAGCGATGGTTCACATAGTTTTAATGATTTATATATGCAACGTTCTATGTTATTTGCAACAATATGTAATATGCATAAAGATATATCATGGAAAAGCTGGAATCATCATCATGAAGAAGATTTTCCAATGTATGAAGACTATTTTATAGTAGGAATAAACACACCTGAAGGACAATATTCTTATCATTGTCATAAAGATTGGTGGGATACATTTGATGTTCCAGAATTGGAAGAGGCTCCGATGTATGATGGACATATGCCTGATGATGTGGGTAGATTGTTAAGTTTAATAAAAAAAGAAGATGAATAGGGATATTTCCTATTCATCTTCTTCATTTAAAAATTCTATACCATCTTTTATATCTTCATAATATAAAAGCATTTCATTCTCTCCATTAAATCCATTATATAAATATTGACATAATTCATTATCCGGACAGTGGGAATAACAATCTTGAATTAACTGTTGGACGTCTAATGCGAAGGTATCTTCCATTTTAAATGTGAATATTGCACCGAAGGTGTCTTCAGATACGTGACATGCAAATCCTTCAGCAACATCTAAATCATACGTACATGAAATTAATCCTTTGTAACTATTTAATACTTCTTCTTTTGTATTGCCGTATGAGCCATGATACAATCTACCGTTATATCTTTTTCCATACATCATTAATAATTCTTCACAAACGTTATACGGTCTATCTTCATATTCTAATATTTCGAACAATTTTTCAGCTAATTCCTCATAATATTTTCTTTTCATACGTCCCCTCCTGAATATATAATTTTATTATCAATTATATAATATATAATTGATATCAGACCTTATTACACTAAGGTCTGAATAAAACATTTCCAAATTTAAAGTTCTCTATATCAACATCACCAGTTAAAATTAAATCAACGCATTCATTATCAAATACATTATTGTGTGAGATAAGGAAAATTTGTTCACTTCCTGTTTGTCTTATAAATTCATATAACACTCTTATAAATTCTTCTCTGTTCTTTGTATCTAATGGTCCATCTAATTCATCTAAACATATTATATCATATTTAGTCATACTTTGTATTATCAAAGATAGACTTAATACTATTGATATAAAACTAGATTCACCTTGACTAGCCATAACTATATCTGGAACTTTTATTCCTGATTTTATAAATGGTATTCTGAATTCATTCTCATCTATTAAGAATCCTTCTATTTGTAACTCGCCATTATAAATTGTATTTAATAGGTTATTCATCATTATCGGACAGTTTTTAAGATATACTTGTAAGAATATTAAAGGTATACCTTTAGAAGCGTTCAGAGCTTCTTTTATAGCATCAGCATCTTCGAATAATATTTTTAATGCATTATACTCTGTAACTAGTTTATTATACGTTTCTTTATTAAACATTAACTGATTTACTTTTGTAGTTAACGACTCTATAAACCCAGATACTCTTCTTAATTCACTCTTGTCAGATTCAAGTGTGTTGAGACAATTATTTCTTTGGATTTTAATGTTTTCTATTTCATTTATCCTATCTGACAATCTATTAAGTTCTTCATTCATATCATTAAACGAATCTCTAACCCCTAAGGCTTTTAATATTTGTTGTACTTGTTTATCATTGTTAGCTAAAATTTCTTCAACTTCATCCCTCATTATTCCATTGATACGAATTATATCATCCTTCTCTTTTATAATATTATTGATATCCAATATTTTATTTTCTATTTCTATAATATCTAATCCAGATGATTTTATTAAATTATATTCTTTTTCAAAGTTTTCTAAATCTTTTTTATATTTTTCAAGCATCTCAAATTTCTCAGCATCGTCTATTGATAAATTTAAAAGATTTATGTTTATTACTGATTTATTCATTATATAATTTGAAAAACAATAAGCGTAATCGTATTCTATAGGAATTTGATATTCATGTTCGTAAGATAATATATGATTTTTTATAAAAACTATATTATTATAAAGGTTGTATAAATCTTCGTATCTAAGGATTTCTTTGTTAATCTTATTTCTTTCTTCTATATATTTTTCTAAGTTGTTTCTTTTCCCTACTGTTTGTAGATAGAATTTCTTATATGGACAATCTTTTGTGCAATTGTCATCCCCTAAGTCAATATCGAAATCTATATTCATTTTTTCAATATTAATAATTTCAGCATTTAATATATCATAAGTTTCTTTGTTACTTATATTCTTAGTCTCAAGTCTTTTCATCAAATCGTCATTATCCATAACACTTTCCATTATTCTTTTAATATCACTATCACTGTATATTTCTAGTTCTCTAATATAATCTAAAGTTTTCTGGCAATGATCTTTTAATAATAATAAAACCGTTTTATTATATTTATTACTATTTTTTAACTCTTTTTCTAATATATCTATGTTGTGTTTATATTCTGAAATCGTGCTTTTCAAGTTCTTAATTCTTTCAGGTGAAGCAGCTCTTTTAAGAGATTCTTCTAAGTCCTGTCGTTGATTAAAATAGATATCTCTTTCACTTATAGCTTTTTCGATGTTACTTTTATAACTCATTAAGGTTAGTTCTAGTTGTTGTTTATTCTTTTCATATTGCAATTCATATTCATCTTTACTCATATTAATATCTCTAACCAGCTCTAATAATTCATTAGCAGAATCAATTTCTTTTTTCAATAAATTGAAAGAATTATAGACTAACTCCTCATCATCTATTTTTGTTTCTTTTAATTGATTCTCTAATAATATTATGTCTTTTTGTAACTTTTCTTTTTCTGTTGTGTATAAATAAACATCCTGTTGTGTTAAATAAATCTGCTTATCAAATTCATCTTCGTCTTGTATGTTATATTTACTTATTTTATCAGCAGTGCTTTTCATAACTGCTCTTATATTCCTATATTCCTCTGAGACTTTTTTATAAAATCCATTATATACTTCAATATCAGAAAATAATTTAGTTGCAAAATTCTTCCTGTTAGTTGATTTCATGTTAATAAGGCTGGTTACATTACTTCCTAATCTCATAAGTTTTAATAACTCATGATCTATTCCTAAATGTTCATTCACAGCTTCTTTAAATGATTTAACGTTTCCGTTAGGATTTAATTCTTTTCCGTTTTTAGTTATGAAAGATTTAACTGATTTGTTTTTCTTTGAAAACATATAATGATGCTTTATAATATACATATCATCTTTATCTGATATATGAATTTCTTTATAACCATCTTTACCTTCTATTATAAGATTAGTTTCTCCTCTAACATCCATATTTCCACTATTAGCAAACGGATGCATTTCCGACAATAGACTTGTTTTACCTGAACCATTAGGTCCACATAACAAAACTAGATTGTTTTTACTACTGGAAAAATCTATTTCAACTTTAGTTCTCTTCATTCCTGCTTTTACATTTATGAAATTATCTAATCTAAGATAAGTTATCTTCATATTTTACCTCCAATATAAAAAGATAAAACTCCAACCTTATAGGTTGGAGTTATAATTATATCTCTATAACAAATACTGAATTACCTCTTTCTAATAATTCGTTATGGAATGTATTTAAATTTATATTCATTATCTTATAATGAACTTTATATTTTTCATTACTTCCTTCACGTCTTTTTTCATATGCTATCGAGCTATTCTTAATTGTATTTATGGCTTCTCTTTGTATATATAACGTCTGACCATTTTCACAATCACAAATTACTACGTTAGGATACTGATAAACTTTATTTACGTTTATTCTTAATAAAGCATCAGACTCGTCACTAACTTCTGATTCCAACATTTCTATTTTCCTTTCAGTTATAGCTAACGCATCTTCATCGTTTTGTTTTTTCTGAATGTACTTATCAGATAATAGTTTATCCAATTCATTCTTAAAATTAACTGCGCATTTTAATTCGTCTACAGCTTTTTCACCTGATATGAATACATGGTCCAATACAACAGTTATTGTTTTTTCTTCAACATCTTCATCAATGTCAGATAAATCTAATATACTACATTCAGGATCAATATAACTTAATGCTAAAGGTATTAACAATGTTTTTTCATCCTTTTTAACATCTATATTCATATCGTTCATTTTAGAATTTAAGTCTTCTAATAATCCTGTGTAAGTTTCTAATAATTCGTCTTTATTTTCATCGTCTTGTTGTTCTAATTTTTCTTTTATAGTTTGAGCTTGTTCTTGAGCTAATATAACAGCTACAACAAACCCAACCACATCAGGATTAGTGCTGTCTATTTCATAAAGATCTCGTAATCCTTGTAAAGTTTCCATCATAACAACGTTTTTTCTATCGCCTTTTTTATGAATAACTATTACTGTACCATATTTAAAATCTGCACGAGAATTTAATATCGTTCCAGCAGATAACCCTAATAATGATTCTTCACGGTCCCATATAAAATAATCCATATCAACTACCTCCATTGATTAAAATATTTTTTTATTTTCCTATCATATTGTATATCATTCAATGAAATTCTAGTCTAGCAGAGGAAAGAATTCTTCCTCCACATGTTCACCAAAAGTTATGTGAACTAGAAAATCTAAATGTGTATAAAGATGTTCTAAAAAGTCAGATAATTTTTTAGGTTCGTTTTTTATATATTCACCAAATCCTTTTGTTGAATTTAGTTGTAATATAACACCTCCTAAATTTTCAAATCCCTCTTCTTTAAACACTTCATATGCTATATTTAAATCATCTAATATTTTTATTTTTATTGCTTGGTACAATTGTTCATTACTCGTCTTCATATTCATCTTCTCCTTCTAAGTTATTTAATTCGTCTTCTAGTTCTTCAAATCCTTCAGCCCATTCAGTTGTATATCCGTTATTACTATCATATTTAAATATTTTTCCACAAGGATATTCTGAATTTTCACTGTCTTTAAATGTTATTTCCATATCCATATCTAATATTTCTAACCATCTACATAAGTTTGCATATGTTAGAGAACCTTTCTTTCCATCAGGACTAGATTTTGTTTCTAATGAGGCTTTTAAATTTGTTAATGAATGACTTTTAACAAACTTGTCTTTAAATTGTTTCAAGTCAATCTTTTTATCATGTAACATAAGTTTTACCATATGTTTGAAACAATCATCTACTCCAGGATCTAACTCAGGAAGATAGATATCTGAAGATTGTGTTATTTGTTTCATTATCTTTCTTTTTAACATCGGGTCTACTTTCTCCGCTTGTTTTATTATTGATTGTATTGAATCGTCTTTTATATTCTCAAATGAATATTTACTAGCTTCTTCCGGATCCATTGAGAAGAACACATGACCTTTCTTGTCTGTAAATATTCCTGTTTTAAATTTCTTTTGTCTAGATATATCTCCTCTATAGATATATACTAATCCATCTTTAAGATATCCTGTATTCTTTTCCAACTTAATTCCTTTATAATAAGGAACTACAGAATATATATTCTCATCCCCTTCAATACATATTACACAATTTCCATATCCATAATTATTCATATAATATTACCTCCTTGTTATATTTTATTGTTATCAATTATATAATATATAATCGAAAATTGATCTTTTTACAATATGAAAAGCCTATGAGAAATTAATCTCATAGGCTTATGATTATTCAGCATCTGCTGTTTCAGGATATAATATTTCGTTTATTTCTTCTCCTGTCATTTCTTCTTTTTCTTTTAACACTTCTGCAAAATCTCTCATTTTATCTTTATTTTCTACAACCATATTTATAACATCTCTATAGCAATCTTTTAATATTTTATCCACATGTTTTTGTATTGTGAATATTATCATTGGGTTTTTAGGATCAAATGTTGATAATCCTAATTCTTCAACTAATCCATAGTTACATACCATTGCATTAACTATGTTGTTAGCTTTTTCTAAATCGTTTGCTGCACCAGTTGTAACATCACCGAAGAATACTTCTTCAGCAGCTCTACCAGCTAAACAAACTCTTATTCTATTTAATAATTCTTCTTTGCTTTGTAAGAATTTATCATCCTCTTCTTCGTTTGCATGCATTACAAATCCTAAAGTTGTACCTCTAGGTAATATTGATATCTTTTTAGTTTTATTTACTTTGAATATTTCATTAGCAAATAAATGTCCTGTTTCATGTATAGAAACTATTTCTTTTTCTTTTTCACCTAATCTCTTAGTTTCAGATTTAGCACCACATATCATTTCTTCGAATGCTTTTTCAAAATCTTCAACTTCTATTACATCTTTACCTGCTTTTAATGCTTTACGAGCAGCTTCATTTGCAACTACTGCCATATCTGCACAGTTCATACCACTCATGTTTCTTGCTATTTTATCAAAATCAACATCTTCTGCTATTGGTCTATCTTTAGAATTTAATTCTAATATACCTTTTCTACAATCAAAATCTGGTAATGAAACTTCTATTTTAAAGTCACATCTTCCTGATCTTAAGAATGCAGGGTCTAATAATTCAAGCATATTTGTTGCGAATATCATTATAACATTATCATTTTCTGGTGAAGCCATTTGAACTAGAAGTTCATTTAATGTAGCATTTCTTTCTTTATTGTTTTCAGAACCATCTCTCTTAGCAGCTATTGAGTCAACTTCATCTATATATATTATAGATAAAGGATGTTTTCTAGCTTCTTCAAATTTAGCTCTTATTGATTTACCTGATTCTCCTAGGTACTTACTTATTATATCTGCAGATGATAATGGGAAGAATTTAGCATCTATCTCATTAGCAAATGCTTCAGATATATAAGATTTACCTGTACCAGAAGGTCCATATAATAATATACCTTTTATTGGTTTTATATGCCATGCTTTATATTTTTCAGCATTTTTAAATTGATCTATAACATCTCTTAATTTTTCTTTTACTTCATGCATACCAACTACATCATCAAATGTAAGGCTAGTTCTCTTAGGTTCTTCTTTTTTAGAAACACTATCTTTCTTTGGACTTAACATAAAATTATCAACATTTAACATATCCGGAACATCCCCTTTCATACTCATCATATCTGGAAATATGTTCATATCGAATAATATCGGATTAAAATCTTCCATCGGATCTCTATTTATTTTTGATGAAACTGTATCTTCTAAATATTCTAAATAGAATGTAAAAGGTAATGATTCTAACATACTCATTGAAACTCTAACTAATTCAATGTCGTCATCTATATGACCGTATGCAAATAATTCGTTTAATGAATTTAATATTTTTTCTAAATTTTCTGCTGTTGTTTTATGGGCTTCTTTAAACATTTTAAACTTGTCAGTGTATGTTAAAATAGCACCGACACCTTCAACACATACAACCTTAACTAACATTGTATCCGCATCACTAAACACGTTAAATGATAATCTATTATCACCCATATAATTACCTCCTAAAAATTCAAATTTTATTTATTCATTTTTCCGTTACTTTTTTGTTATGTGATTTATATTTTTTTATAAGAAAAAAGAATGATAATTAAATCATTCTTTTTTTGTTACTAATCATCCCATTCAACCCTATAACTAATCATTGCATTGTAAACTTTATCAGGAATCCTGTTCTTATAGGTGTTTGCTACCGCTTTGATATAAGTTTCTTTAAAATCTTTATAACCTAAAAATGCTTCAGTTAAACTTTTTGAATCTGATACAACTATTCTTTTCTCCTTACCATTTTCAACAATATTACATCGTCCTATATATCTATTATCATGTTTATAAATACCTATAGGAAGTTTACCTCTTGTACTGCAATTACGTATAAACAGTTTATTGATTCTCTCAGGTACGAAAACACATGTATCAGGAGAATAAATTTTATTATTTTTAACTAATATATCTTTATCTAAACACATTAATTCATTACCAACTTCATAATAATTATCTTCAAACCATTTCCCAAAATCTTGAAGATTGTGAAATCTTTCATCTACAAAACAATCTATATAAGACATATCAACATTTAACGTATATGGATCATAGCAACGTCTAAGCATATGTTGCCAACTATTATAAAGTTTTAAATAATGCACCCTATCATATTTACCTTCACCAAACATACCAACCCCATATACTGATTTATCATAAACATTTCTAACACATCCTTCCTTAAAATTTTTATACTCCGTGTGGACTCTGTATTTATATTCATCTTGAAATTCAACTATTATATTTTTGGCACTATAATATTCAACAATTTTCATTTTAGTTCCATATTTATTAACATTAACCTCACCCGTTCTATCTATACGCTGCATAATCCCAACCCCAATTAATTATTTTTATTCTTTTTTAGATGTTATTATAGAACAACCACTTGTTGTTTCATATAACTTGTTTACCATTTTATAATAATCATCATAATTTTCTATTCCGAAATGTTCTATATATTCATATTCATTTTTAACCGCTTCTTCTATAATTTTGAATAATTTATATTGTCCGTCTTCAGGTTCTTTTTTATCTGATATATTTAATCCATATGTTTTTATGAATGGCGTCAACACACCTGTTTCACCTGGAGAAGAGTTTCCTACAACATTTAAATCTATTCTACCTACAAATGAAGGATCTATACCTCTTTGACATGTAGCTATAGTTTTTCCAGATGAATTTCCTTGTGAATTTGGTCCCTTAATTGTATAACGTAACTTATTGAAGAAATCCATATCATTAACCGTATCATCAAACTTAAATAATCCCGAATTATAAAGATTAGTTATTAATATATCACCTCTAAACGAAAATAATTCTTCTAATGTATTTAAATTTCTTGATTGCGGTTTTCTTACTTTACTCATGATTCTATATAGAGAATTACTTAACTCTCTTGTCATTAATGAAGCTATATATTCATTATCTCTTAATCTTTTATTAGTTATGTCCATAATTCTTTTACTCTTTAGATCGTTATAATTCATAAACATCCATCTTAATGCACTATACATACTATCTTTATGATCTGCTGATATATTAAGAACTCTTCTAGTTGTCATATCCATCATACGGTCAACGGATAATAGAAGATTTCTCGCTTTTGCTCTTTTAAAGTTAGGTTGTTGAATATTAGGTTGATGACCTAATTTCTCTAACCAGAAATTTGTATCCACCATATCAGATACTGAAACTCTATTATTAACTAAATCTAATATCATTCCTGTTATAGATTTAACTTCAATAGATTCTTCAAATGCGAATCTGTTCACTTTAACAAATGCGTCGTTGCTTATTTTAAAATATACGTACTTATCTAAATCATCTCCTAATGTCAATGATAAACTTATAACTTTATCCATGCTGAAATATATTAATGATTCCACAAATCCCATCTTAGAGAAGAATAATAACATCATATTAATTTCATTCTTAAATATATTCGTGAAATATAATGGGATTGTATATGGATTTCTATCAACATCATGAATTACTTTTGTTTTTCTTTTTAATGTAATAGGCATTATAGATTTAAGCACGACACTATTTGATGTACTATATGTTGTTGAATCAACTAACTGATACATTAAAATATATCTCTTTCCTTTAAGCATATAATAACCATCTTGATCCTTTATAGGAATTAATATATTCTTTGTATAAGTTTTACTCATCATCTTAACGCTACCATCTTCTTGTTTAACATCTATAGATAGCTCATAATGAATCTTAAGTTCACCACATCTAGATTCACTCATATACATAACTTCTACAGGATCTTCTTGAACTTTCTTACCATTTTGTGATCTAGTTCTTATATAATCGTTAAGTTTTATATCATTAGGATTTTCATTATATTCATATCCTAAAATCTTTATAGATTCGAATACCTCCAACGATTTAATCGTTTCGTATACGTAAATATATAATGGTTTATCTAACTCTCTATTAATTAGAGGTAAATTTAATTTATCATCAAAAGTTCTTGTATATTCACTTAACATTTTATACATATAATTGCCCTCCTAATTATAATAATCATAATCCATTCCTGTATCATTTATATAATCACCATACATCAAACAACAATCTAAATAATCCATAGCAAGTGAAAGATACGACAACATATCATCTTTTTCTTCAGATTCTTCCATTTCATCATTTATTCTTGCGTATTCTTCTTCTAATTCAGCTAACTCTTTTAATATTTCTGATAATTTTCTTTCCATATTATACACTCCTTATTGATATCTTAATGGTTTTAAACCATTATCATTCTCTTTCTTAAATTCCTCAATTGATTTTTCAATCTTCAATTCACTATATGTGTCATCTTTAACCATAAGTTTATATTCCGGCATAACATCTGTTCCCCATAAATCGTCTTCTTCTTTATAATTAAAATACAATATATCAAATAATTTGTAAGCATAATCTTTTTGTTTATTCATACCTAAATCATAAAATACTTCTTCTAAGAATATATTTAAGAATATAGTTATTAGATTATAATCTTCTAATCTTAATCCTATATTGATATAACAAGCATCAATCATTTCTCTAACTAAATCGTCCCATGTTTGTTTATTAGATTCTATTTCTATAACTCTACCGTTATATTTTTCTATAGGCATTTGATATTTTAAATATTTTTCATATTCCATACCAGAACATAAACAACCTTTAGGTCCTATTCTAAAATCTGGTAATATGTTAGTTGCTTTTTCAGTTTCATCAAAATTTAGTTCGACTAATCCTAATGTTAATATGTCAAATAAATTAATATACACTGCCATATTATTTCCCCTCATAGATCCTAAATTACTTATCAAACTTTTAAGACATATTGAACCCATAGAAGGGATTAATTCTCTACGGATCATACAAATCCCATATTCATAACTTAATCGTATAAAAGTTTTGGAAGCTATGCGGTCCATAGCTTCCATACATGGTACTGTATTAAGGTAATTTATTTTATTACTCATATTTTACCCCCTATACTTCATATATTATATTATTCTCTCCATTGTTGTGTAATATACATAAATCAAATACGTTTAATTCCTCTTCTATGAACTCACTACTATATACCAAATCAGCTAAGGCATCCATAAATGCAAAGAATGATTTATTATAAAATTCTTTTGGATAGTGTTCATATTTTTGTTTTATTTTTAATATATACTCCTCTTTATCTTCAAAGATATAATCTATATTTGAAAAATCTACTAACAACACATTTGTAAAATCACCATCAAATAATTTCCATATAATTTTATTATCATCGTATATTAGTTCTATACCATGAACAACAAGTCTATCACCTGATTCTTTTACATAAGGTTCAACCTTTTCATGGATAAATGTTGATACTTCATCAATTACTTCGGATAAATCATTTACTAATATATTACAATGTTTATACAACATATGTCTAAATAGATTTTTGAAGTCTTCTATCATAATTATTTACCTCCTTTGCTATTATTTTCAGCAAAAGCGTCATCCTCATCAATTAATCTTTTAACTTCAGATAATACATTTTCATATATAGCTTCAATTGTCTTTTGAGCATATTCTGATAATTCTATAGATTCAAATTTCCCACTGTCATCTAAAACTATTGAAAATTGATCAAATACAACTAACGTATCATCTGTTACTGTGTTAACTTTAATGAATGCTATCATTTCATTAAAGAATACTTCTGCAACTTTAAATATTATTTGCCAATCTCTAATTACTAATCCATGTCTATCTTCTAAATATTGTGCAGCTCTTATTGATATCATTTCTAATAGTTTAACATCAACATCTGCTACACTATTCATAGTTTCTTCTATATCATCACTCGGTATTTCTAATTCTAATCTTCTCATAGCCATTCTACCTAAACTTATTATTGTTAACAATTCAGGTTTTTCTTCTCCTGGTATTACTTCATGAACTATTCTTAACATTTCAAATAAGTTAAGCTCACTTCTAACTTTATCAGCTCCTAACATTTGTAAGCTTTCATACATTGCTGAATCTATAAAACAATCTACCATTGCAGGTATTATAACTTCTTGGTTTATTAATAATTTATAATTTCTTTTTAAAGATTCTATTGTTGATAAAGATATTTTATTTATTTCCTTTTCAGATCCTATAAATTCTAAATTTTTCCATTTACTCATATCAATTACCTCCTAATATTATTTTTATTCATTATTATAATATATAATTGAAATATAACCTTTTTACAGTAACATAAAATTAGACATCTATATCTCTATAGATGTCTAATGCTGTTATTTTTCAAATCTGAAAAGTTCGTAATCATATTTAACTACAACTTCATTTAATTTCATAAATCCTACAAATTTCTTTTCCTTATCCCAATAAGGTTTTATTAGTGGGACATCTTTACATCTTTTCTTCATATTTCTTAATAATAACGGTCCTGATTGTGAAGTTACGACTAAATCATATTTTTGTACATTATCAGGCACTGTAAATGATAAAGGTTTATTAACTAAATTTATTATACAGTTTTCATATTCTTCTTCAGAAACACCCATTATTCTTTTTAAAATATTCCATTGAGCACCTTTAAATTCTACTCTACCTATAACTAAAATAGTTTTTGTTATTTTCTTTCCATTCATAAATATTACCTCCTATATATTATTTAATCTACATATTTGTTATATTGTTAATAAAATTTAATTTGAACGTAGGAAGGGTGATACACAACCTTTATACAACTTAAATAATTTCAAGTTATATTTGATTACCGCAAGGTCAAATCCTATGTTGTCAATGCTAAGTAACCTCAGTCGTGTATCACCAGTTCAAATTAAAAAAAATATAAAATCGCCTTATATAACTAAACTTTTTAATAACCAATTCGATATCTCGGGGCTAATCGTTGACTGTTTTCCTGAACCACTTTCCTGAATTATCTATATGATAAGACGTACTGATAGAACGTACTTAGTAACAATTAGACTCATTCACTCGAAATAATATATAAAAAATTCAGTGCTATGAGACTCAAAATTTATACAGGGTAAAATCTTAAAAATAGTTCTTTAGCCTCTTTTCACATGCATAACCGATGCTTACTAATCCGTATCACTGGAATTATCAGCTTACGTCGTTCTGGTTACGGTTAAGTAATTCTCATGTTACTAAGAGACTAATCCTATTTTATTTACCCTAACATTATTAATTTATTGTTCTTTATTTTAATTTTAATTTTGCTTCCTCTAAGCTATATATTTGAATTCCATACTTTTTAGCTTTTGTTATTTTACTAGATGTTACTTCAGGATTTGGTACTACTAAATAATCTGTAGATTTAGTTAATGAATCAACCACTTCATATCCATTTTGTATTAATACTGATTCAAATTTAGGATCTCTTATTTGAGAGAAACATACTTTTCCTTTCAATTTTCCTGGAGCAACTTTTTCTTTTAATTGTATAACGTTCAATAGATAATATATAGTCGGTAATTTACTTAATATACCATGTTGAACTCTATTAGCTGTTTTCTCTCCAAATCCAGATAACCCCATTAAATTAATTGCCAACATTCCGTCTTTAGCTAATCTCAATAATGTTTCTAAATCCATAACGGATAATATCTTCTTAAACATTCTTACACCTATAGATTGAATTCCTAATGAACCTAATAGTTCATAATCAAATACAACTTTACGCTTATTAACACCATCAATCATTTTTTCATAAGATTTTTCTCCAAATCCTGGTAATGAAACTATTTTAGATTTATGTTTATCTAGTTCATACAATGATTCTATTTTAGTTATTATACCTTGGTCAAATAATGTTGAAACTGTTTCTATATTTATATTTTCTATTCTCATCTTATTTATATAGTTTACAACATTCCCTATTATTCTTGAAGGACAATCTTCATTAATACATTTTAATAATGGATCCTCTACTAATTGATGACCACAATGTTTACAATGTGTTGGAATATAGAAAGGTTTACCGAATCCATTTACTTTGCATGTATCATTCACTTCCATATATGGAATTATTTCATATCTTACTATTATCTCACTTCCTGAACATAATTTATGTTGCATACTTCTAAATCTATCTATAGAACCTATAGATATAGAACTTATAGTTTTACCTAACATTACAATAGGTTCTATTTTCGCTACAGGTGTTATATTACCTCCTAATCCATAAGAGAAATCTATATCTATTAATTTAGCCTTCTTAGCTTCTGCTGGAAATTTATAAGCAACTTCATATCTGTTTATAGCTCCGTCTCTACCTAATTTATTCTGCATATTTTTATCTATAAGATGTAATACTACACCATCTGTACTTTTACCTTCAGCTTTAGCATGTTCATTTATTTGTCTTATACATTCTCTAATATCTCTCAAATCAAATAAGTTTGATATCATATCAAATTCTTCATTTGGAATTATTTCGGGTTGTTTTCCCACATATTGTATTCTTAATGGCTCTACTGTTAAATACTCTGTAAGTTCTGGTTGTAAAACTTTTTCATTTAATATTGATGAAGTTGCTGAACGAGGAGATTTGAAATCTTTATATTCTTTTATTATTCTTTCATATGCAGATTGATTCATAAGAACTTCTGTTTGTATTGCAAATTTATCTTTACCATTTGCAAATTGATTAAAACTTATTTTATCTTTAAATAACTCTAATATATCAACTGCCAAGTTCTTTTCCGTATCACCCCTCATTAATACATGTTCTAATTCACCTTCTTCATCACACTCGAATACTGCCGAACATCCATCCCATTTAGCTTGTAATCTTAATTCAAAATCTTTAGAATTATTTATAGGATATCCTAAGATATTTTCTATAGTTGTTATCCAATCTTCTATACTTCTTCTTTTATCTCCTTCTTTATCAAGATTAAACACAAAATGTACTTTATTTAAAGTTCCTCTTAAATCAGGATATCTATGCTCTCTAACTGGTTTACCTTGACTATTAACGGAACCCACAATATCTCCTAAACCAGCATCTAACATTATCTGATATAATTTATCATACGTCTCATCTGATACTGGTGGGACTATATCTGTATTATTATAAATAAATTGTAGTATTTCTACAAGTTTCCTACATGTAAATAAATCCATATCATCTAATTTATCAGCTTCATTGAAGAATTCTACAATACCTTCGAAGTTTATCCCTTTAAGCATTTCGACTATTTCATTTACAGAATCATCATCCATTTTTAATAACTCTTTATGAATTACATCTAATTGATGGTATATTGATATTTTCTTACTCATATTAAATACCTCCTAATTTTAAATATATATTTAATTGTGTTAAAGAATATAAAAAGATAAGAGCTTAGCTCTTATCTTAATAGAATTTATAACTTCCATCTGGTTGCCATCCACATTTAGGAGCTGGTTTCTTAGGTTCAGGTTTTATTCTTTCTTTTCTACCTACAGCTACACTATAATCTGGTTGTGGATAATTTTTCACTTCTGGTCTACCACTATATTTTGGAGTTGTTGCTACTTTCTTAGGTTGTTCTTTAGCTTGTTGTTTCTTAGGTTGTTCTTCAGTTTTAACTTGTTGTTTTACTTCTTCTTTCTTATCATCTTTCTTAGGTTGTTCTTTAGGTTGGTTCATAGAAACTGCCTTAGGATTTTTAACTGTTTCTATAGTTTTTGCTACAGATTTTATTCCATCTTCTGGTAATGGAGATTTAGCATACATTAAAGCTTCTTCAACTGTTTGAGGAACTAATAATCTTCTTATAACATATGGTCTAACTTTATCTTCTTTAACATTCATACAAGCAACTGTCATTGATTCTGGATTTAAATTTATTAGATCATATTCAGTTTTTCCTCTAAATGTTATTTCTACAACTGCTGAATAATCATTAAATTTTATTGTATTCTTAACTTCTAATCCTTCAATTATATCATAGTTTAATGCTTTATATATTTTAGTCCAGTTACCAAATTTTGTTATATCTTTTTCTTTTATGTCTTTTATTGATTTTTTGAATGTTACTAATTCTTGTTCCATTAAATCATCACAATCATACATCATTTCTTCGTTTTCTTTTAAATTTAAATTATATTTTTTCATATTAAAATCCTCCTAAATTTATTATATATTTTATTTACTTCACTGTTATAATATAGGCTTAAAATTTTGAGAATTACACTTTCAGGAACATATAAAATGAACTATAGAGAATATTCTCTATAGTTCATATTTAGTTTCTTCTATTTCTTTCTTAAACTTATTAAATAATTCTTTTCTAAGTTCTTCATATTCTTCCATAGGTCCTATAAATATTTCTTCCTCAAAATATTTATCAATCTTATGTTCTATTAATAATTCAATATATTTATCATCTGTAACTAATACTTTCTCACCATTAGGTAATATTCTTTCATGTAAATCATTATCTATTGATTCGAAGATTAGTTCTTTAATAGTTTCTGATTGTTGTAATTTGTAACCCATCGTTTTCAGATAAGCGTTGAATACTTCTATATTTCTATTGATTATTTTATCATCGTCTCTAAGTTGTTCAACCAATCCTTGTTTTAATAACTGAACTGGTAAATCATGTGTTCCTTCTATAGAGTTTCTATAACTCATACTCATCTTAGCTAGATCATATGGATCCATTCCTATTAATAGATTTAGAACCTCATCAAGACCTAATCTACAAGGAGTTTTACTATATAAGATTTTATTTTCTTTTGCTTGTGCATCTTTAACAGGAACTCCTATTAAGTTAACACCACCAACAGATCTTGTACTTAAACCTTTAGATGCTGTTTGCTTTAATCTTATTATATACATCTCACCAACTATCAATTCATTCATTATTGGTCTATATCTACCATTCTTTTTAATATAAGCTTTATATGGAGTTAACCAATCATATTTAGCATATATTTCATTTAATACGTCAAACAATGGTCTCTCATGCCAGAATGGTGGGATGTGTACAAATATACCTCTTTCATAAACATCTTGTATAAACTCTTCTCTTTCTTCAACATTTAATTTACTATACATTTCACCCATTTCATTAGCTTGTCTTGTATTGAAATGTTTTATCATTGTGAATATAACCGCAGCTCTTTGGTCATTAGTTTCTAATGTTTTTATTCTATCTATAGTTCTATTCATTATAAAGTTTATAGATTGCTCGAATAATTGGAAAGAGTTAAGTCTGTTTATAACCCCTAGACAGTTAAATAGAACATCTACAACTTTACCGTTTTCTAATACAGGCATTTCGTCATCTGGAACTATCTTAGATATAACACCCTTATTTCCAAATAACCCTGTTATTTTACTACCTTCTTTTAATGGAACTTCTCTTTCTACTGTGAATTCTATTATTATATTACTGAATGGTTTCTTCCCTTGTTGTTCACTCCATTTAACATTATCATCCAATATATCTTTACTTTTCTTATACATATAGTTGAAGTTTCTACTATGATCTTTATTATCTAATACTATATGTTCTGTTGCTTCTTTCATTTCTTTATAAAATCTTTGTTCGTTTTTATAATATCTATTAACTTGTGCATGATATTCATTTAATTCCATTTCTTCATACGTTTTATTTGAGAATACTTTTATATCTATTATTTTACCACCATACCCATGTTCTATACATAAAACATCTTCTCCAAAATTTATCTTTCTTAAATTTGTTTCTTTAAAATCATAGAATATCTGTTCATTATTAATCCTTCTTGTTGCACATATGATTGCATTGTTTATATATTCTCCAATATCTGGGAAACATTTATAATTATTTTCATCTCCATAAAGATTTAATAATACGTCATTGTCGTTTATTGATACTTTTATAGTTTCTACTTCAACACATCTGAAACTATCTGCAAATGATTCACTTACAAGAATAGCATCTTCTGTAGTTCTTACATCAGATGTATAACAGAATGTTGCATTAACTCCAAATCTATAATTGTTGTATTCATCATATGACGTAGATTTATATAATACTGAATCTTTTGGAATTATATCTCCTATTTGAAGTTTATCTAATTCTTCTGTATTATATCTAAATCCAAATTTTTCTGTTAAATCTTCTACTAATTTCTTTTGTATAACATCATAATATCCTGTAGCTTCATCGTATACTAATAATGTATACATATGGTTACCTTCTTCAAATTTATATATCTTATCAATTATTCTCCATTCTCTTTTAGAACGTTGAATACCTGTTGAGTTCTTTCCTACCATGTTTTCATATTCTGTAAACACTTTAGGGAATTGAGGATTAATAGGAGTCATTGCTTGTTTAAGATGTCCTGTTGTCATTATCCCCCTGTTCCCTGATATATAACCTATTCTTGTTAATGCTGTCATACCAAAGATATCATCTTTTCCATAATATTTCTTTTCTAATTCTTGTAGTTGTTCTTTTAAGAATGCATTATCACTATTAAAATTAACTTTTACTTGTTCTTGTTTTTTCTCTCTAGCCATATATATTACCTCCTAAATTATTATTCATATTTATAATATATAATTAAAATTTATACATTATACGCTTGGAATAATGTTATTGCATAATATAGAAATGCTTCTATAGGTATATATCCACAATAGAAACTATCTGGATCTATCGGTATATCTTTTTGTATAAACATTGTATCACTTCTTCGTTTTAGAAATTCTTTTATAACATAATGTTCAGACGTGCTTATAAATCTTAAAACGTAACCTATATAATCAAAATCGTCTATGGTGTATAATAACCATGACATTTTAAGTTCTCTATATAAGTCCTTTGCTATTCCTCTAAACGAAGATTGATAAGGTAATACATTGTAACAATATTTATTTCTAAGTTCGTCAATCTGTCTATCAATTTTCATGTAATACATAACTGCTCGTTTTTTGTCTTCATTGTTCATTGCTTTTTTCATTTCCTTAACCCAATCTTCATTAACTTCATCTATTATGAAATGATTATACTTACAAGATTTTGTGCAATATTCATAAAGCATTTCACATCTGTTGTATATACTATCAATTGATATTTTTTGGCTCATAATATTCTCTCCCTATTTATATTATTTTAAACGGTGTTAATAATACTTCTGGTTTAATTTTAGATGGGAGCGGATCTGAAAACTCCGCTCCCATCTTTTTCCAAAACTTTACTGCTTCTGGTAAAGCATCACCATAAATAATTTTTTCTTTGTTATGATTCATTATATAATTAACAATATCTTTACCAAGACCTCCTTTTCTATATTCTTCATATATTAAAAGATAGTTTATCATAACAATATCGTTTGTAACATAATAATTCAATTTACCTATATTAACATCGTTCATAAAGATATAAACTTTTTCACAATCATCTTTTATAGGTATTAATTTAATCATACTAACCTCCTAACATTGTAATTCGAATACTGTAAATATATCATCATCTGGATCCGGATAAGTTATTGCTCCTAATTCAACCCAATATTCTATATCACCACAATAGCAGCCTATCGGTCCTGCTAAACCTGTTAATTTCTTTCCAGGGAACATAGATTTTAATATATCAATAGCTTCTGCAAAATTTTCAAATTGTTTGTAACCACATTCAAATGATAAAACGTCAATCCAAACTTCATCTTCTCCTTCTTCGTATCTAACTGATCCGACTTCTTCGTATCTAACTGATCCGGCTTCTTCTTTATCTATTAAAATTGTATATACAGGTCCTAACCACTCATTATAATAACTTTCACCAAATATCATCATACACACAACCTCCTAATAATTTTTTAATATAAATGGTGTTAATACTACATCATCATTTTCAAATGGTTCATAGAATTGTGCATTTAACGACTTCCAAAATTCTAATGCTTCAGGTAAAGAATCACCTGTTATCAAATTAGTTCTACTCTTTAACATATTAACAGCTCTTGTTGCTATACCCATACGTCTATATTCTTTATGAATCTTTATATATTTTATTTCTATTTCATCTCCATAATCCTTATATTCTATCACACCAACTACTTCATCATTTAAATGAATATAATACCTATCTTTAATCGTATTTGTCAATACAAGTTTAATCATATAATCCTCCTAACATTCTATGTGAAATGGAGTTAAATAATCTTCATCAGGATCTTCATCAAATTCTGCTCCCATGCTTTCCCAGAATCTTAATGCTCCTGGAACTGAATCTCCATACATAAATTTACCTTGATGATTATTCTTTAGCATATTTATAACCTCAGCAGCTATACCTTTTCTTCTATGTTCATCACTTATAGTTATATACATTATTTTTACATAGTTATGTCCTACATAGAAATCTATTATACCTGCAGGTATATCATTATACATTATAACTCTAGAATTAGGTGTTGATACACCAAATATTTTAACAGCTTCCATATCATTTATTAATTTTATCATGTTACTCCTCCAATTATATATTATTTATTTCATTGATATAATATATAATTGAAATTTTATCTTTTACATTAGAAAAAAGACGGATGAAATTAATCATCCGTCTAATCTTCATCTATTATGTTTAATAAATCATTTTGGTCTTTTTCCATCATTTCTTTTTCTTCTTCTTTATTTACTCTAGATAACATTTGTTCTAGATGTGGGTACACCCACTTATCAAAAGCTGCTCGTACTTCTTCTCTATTCTGATATTCGTTTACTATATCCTTTTCGTTAAATTTAACACTATCATCATCACCTAAATATCTAGCAGCTATTCTAGATCCATTAATTAATCCTAAATCTCTTGCATATTCTAATAATGTTCTTTCCTTACTAAATCCGTGATCTTGGTCATATATCATTGGGACTTTTGCTCCAGATATATTCGTTCTTGATTTTATTATTTCAGCATTTATTCTAAATCCTGAATATCCATCTTCTTCTACCGTACATTTAGAACTTCCTACTGCAACATGTTTTATTAATGTATTAGCAAAATATCCTATTTGTTACGATATAGAACGCTACTTCTATACCTTCTATATGTTTCCATATAGAGCAGACTATATCATAATCCTATATTCTGTTACCAAATATAGGAACCCTCCCATTTCCACTCGCTTGAGTGTACTCTACTCGGTTCTCACTATGGTCTTTCTCCATAGCTACCCTTTCGATAGTCGTTGAACCTTGTATACAATTTATTTTTATCCTCTACGTCTATTTCTTTTAGCATCTTTGACATACTTTTAATTATATACCTTGGCTGCTGATTACCATATCCTCGTTAAAGGACTTAGGCTTTCCAGCAATTAAAGAGGTTTTCATATAATATTACTATTATATGCCACTATTTGCGTTAATGGGTGCATTTCCTCCAGGCAAACTTTCGTCTTGTTTTAGATATAAAACTTGTGCTTGTGATTTTGCAAATGGATTTATTTCTATCTTTTGATTTATATGGTTAATACTTATTATAGTTATATTAAATTCTTTTATTATTGGTATTAATCTACTAAAGAATTGCTTTAATGCTCTTGCTACCCTCATTGCATATGTTTGACCTTCTATCTCTTGGTCTTCAACATAATAATCTTCTTGACCTGAACCTTTCTTAGCTTTAACTTTCTTTTGATCTGGTCTTGTAGCCAATACTGGTATCGAATCTATTATGAATACTGTTGGCTCGTATAATGTTATTGGTTGACCAAACTCATCTTTAAAATCAGTTGTATACTGATAAAGTTTTTTATTCTTTTGCTTTTCATTTGCTATATCCATAATCGTATCAAATATATCCTCAATATATGAACGTGAAGATTTTAATACATAATGGTCCATATATTCTGCATTTGTTAATCCTGTTACATTCATAACCCTTGTTGGGTTTAATGCTTGTTCTAAATCATAATGTAAAACGAAACTTGATTTATGATTTTTAACTATTTCCGCTCCCATTTTACATGCTATCGCTGTTTTTGCAGTTCCTGATTTTCCTATGATAGTTATAAAACTACCACCAACTAAACCAAGACAATCATGTGTCCCAGTTACTGCTCCATATTGGTCTTTAGATACTAACGTATATCCTAATTGATAATCTAATGTTGGAATTCCTGTTGGATAACACACCATTGCTGGTGATGCATTAAATAAACCTTCTTTATCATTCTCTCTTAACGCACTTAATAAAGGATTTGCCATATTATCTTACCTCCTTATTATTTTCATAATTATATTTATTTGTTATAGTTATTATTAATTTTTATTTTTCTCTTATTGTACAAAATACATAAACTTGCATAATATCTAATAAAGTTAATTTATCATCTAAATAACTTATGATTTGATAATCATCATTATCTTCACATAACTTAGAAGCATCATGGATCATTATAACCACAGGTTCATATAAAACACCTTGTGAATAAAATTCTTTGTAAATGTAATATATTTGATCTTCTAATTCTTCAAACGTATACTCGTTATATTCTGAATATGATCCATATGGTATAGGATATGATAAATCATCTATTGTTATTGTATCATAATCATTTGATAAATTTATAAATATTAACGTTATAGCCTCATTATCTTGTGCTATTTTATAAGCAATATTATAAATACCCACAAGCGCATCTTCTTCATCTCCTTTGGAGAAATAAGATATTACTGCATTTTGTATCATCTCATGTTTTACCTCCTTTAGAAAAAATAAACGGTGTTATATAACACCGTTTAGAATTATTTCACAACTTCACTTAACCACTTAGGAATTTCTGTTTCTGATTTTTTAAATTTAACTTTCTTTTCTTCATTTAGGTTTCTCATGGTTAATTGTACTTCTTCTATATTTTCATCATAATCGTATATCTCATGTTTTATCTGTTCTATTAAAGATTCTTTATCTTTATCTATAACTCCCATCTTGTCTAATATATTTTTACCCGATTCAGATTCAACTAATTGTTTTGCCTGATAGAATATTTCTTCATAATCATATTTTTCTATAGATTTACCTAAAACATTTATTCTTTCTTTTAACTCTTCGTTATCGTTAAATATTTCATGAGCTCCACTAACGAATTCCAAATTGTTCATAACCTTTATTAATCTACTGTTACGTTCATTATTACGTTTCACCATATATCTTACAGCATTGGAAGATATAAAATATAGAACTATCGTTTCTTGTTCCCCACGATTATTGTTATGGTTTCTGTCATATACGGTTCTTTTATCATCTTCTTGTAATTTGTGTCTATATATTTTATCAGCAACTTGTTGATTTAATTCTATATAATCACATATATCTTCATAACAATACCACCATGTATTATCCATGTCAACGTAATATCTAAATTCTAATCCATAACCCCAATCTTTATGAACTTCAGATTCTATTGTTATATACATATAAATCACTCCTTTTAAAATAATTTGAGATAACCTATTAAAGGTTATCTCTATGTAAAAGTAAATTAAATACTGTTTGACAATGACCTATTCCGCATGGCTGTCAGGTCACACCTGCCATCCATCTGATGTTTACATCAGCACCACTTGTTTCGCGCCATTGTATGTAAGCTTTTGACTTACATATGATATGAACTTCACAGTGTAAATACTGTTTGACAATGACCTATTCCGCATGGCTGTCAGGTCACACCTGCCATCCATCTGATGTTTACATCAGCACCACTTGTTTCGCGCCATTGTATGTAAGCTTTTGACTTACATATTCATATCGACTTCACAGTATATTTATAATTATGTTATGTAAAATATAAAATTTGATAAGAGGAATTTTTCCTCTTATCAAATTAGTATCTCCAAACTATTCTTCCGGTTGTTAAATCGTAAATTGATATTTCAAATTCTACTTTATCATTTTCAACTAACATTATTTTATTTTGTCTTAGTTTACCTGATAATACACATGTTGCTGTTACATCAACTTCATCTGCCTGAACTATAAATTTAGCTCCAGGCAGACATTTTATTACAGTTCCTTTTATTTTCATTATATCTTTACTCTTACCCATACTACATCTCCTTATTAATTAGTCTTTTAAATTTATATATTAATACCCTTATTAAACTTGGCTTATTGTTATATGATTCTACAGATCCTGTTGCTATTAGAAATTTTCCTAAATCTTTTTTCATTTGTTATATACCTCCTTAAAATAATTGAGCAAATTCTTTATGTTTATTTATAAATTCAGCTAACATAGCACATGTTGTAAACATTGGTGCTGGTATTTTATGACCACTCTTTACAAATCCTACTAACAATCTATAGTTTAAATATTTATCCATAAATGTTTCATTCATTCCTGTTCTTTCGTTAAATCTCTTGATTGATTTACATATAACAACCATAGCCTCATCAAATGATTGTTGTGATAATGTTGATATAATTTTATATAAGAATGATTGTATTCTTATTGCAAATGGTTTATATTTAGGTTCTATATCATCAGGGAATTTTGCTTTTCCTAAAGCCATTAAAATATCTCTAACTTCTAAATCTATAATTGAATTAAATAATATTTCACTTATCATCTTATCAGTTATTTGTTTTGGTTCTAATCCTTTTAATTTTCCGCAAACGTTAAATAATATTTCCGGTAAAGATTCAACTATATTTTCAACCATTTTAGATCTTATGAATGGTGTTGAATTATAATTTCTAAATGCTTTTATGGAACATATAACTATTGCTATATTTAATTCATCGTCATCTGTTAATTGCCCTTCTAATTGTTCATTTCTTAATTTATATCCTAATTCAACTGCTTCATCTTTTAATCCTTTTTCAACAAAACTGAAATGTGTTGCTGTATATAATACATAAGCCATATCAGATTTAATTCTTTCATCATCTTCATGTATCATTCTTGATAATACACTAAAGAATTTATCACTTCTTATTTCACTACAAACTTCTTTAAATTCTTTACTATACTTTTTGTTGTATTGATTATTTATTATAAACTCTATTATAACGTCTTGATAATCAACTATAACTTCTTCTAATTCTTGTAAAGATAAATTATAACTCATTTCATTCATAAAATTATTTATATTTTTCATATTATAAACCCTCCTATTATTTTTTATATTAAAATATTTATAATCATTATTCTAAAGAACGTATCCAATCAGTCACAAAATCATCTCCTGGATCATATCCATCATATAAATCATCATAAGCATGTTCAGCTAAATAATCTTCATATTCAAGCATTTGTCTTTCCTCTTCTGCAAACTTTTTATTCATTTCTTCTATTTTCTTTCTTTGATCTTCAAGTTGTTCTTCATTTAGTTTAAAATTGTTTATTGTGTAATAATCATAACAATTAAAGTCTATGTCAAAATAAGTCATCGTATCCATCTCATCGTCAGCTCCTATTGCCTCCATAAATTCTTCTGCACTGTATTGTCCTTCAGCTACGATTAACTTCCCAGCAATAAACAATCCTCCTCCAAAGTATTCATCAAAAGCTTCTGTTAATTCACTATCATGTTTAATTATAAATTCTGCAGCTTCTTCAACAGACATTGATTCAGGAACATATAAATCTTCTCCATAAAATTCTTTTAATCCTTCTATTATAGCAGCTTGTAATTTATTCATATACATTACCTCCAATTATTTATATATATATATATTATTTTTACATCACTCAATCAGTTTCAAAAGCTTCTACTGATTTTGTTGTTTTAATATACATTCACATACGTCTTTTATTATACTATAATCTCCTATATAACTCAAAGTTTCTTCAAATTCTTCTATATTTTTTTCTGTCATTAATTTTTTAACTTCTTTAATTAATTTTGCACATATATATTCATCCTCTGTTATTAATCTGTAAGATGTTTTATTAGTTACTGAAACATCTTCAATATAAAATTCATTTTTAGTTCTGTCGAATTTTACAACTTCTTGATATTTGTTAATACATCTCCACGCTGCTCCTTTTGTATTACAATCAGGAATTACGTCATCTCCATAAAATGCTTTTAATTTTTTAATTATATTCTTTTGTTTATCTGTAGGTTCATCGCTACCATTTCCTTTAAATTGTTTTCTATAACCATTTAAATTTTCTTTCATGGTATCAAACCCCCAAATAATATTTATTATATTTCAATTATATAATATAGTATTGAAATATTATCTTTTACGGTAGAAATATAAGTTATGGTGAAATAAATCACCATAACTTATTCTTTAGTTTTATCATGATTTTTCTTTATTGTCAAATATAATTCTTTTATTTTAATAAAAATTGCTATGCAGGCTGCAATACATAATAAACTTTTCATAAATACTTCATGTATAACAATCATTCCTGTAGTTAATAAAACGCATAATATGATAACATCGCAAATTAAATTAATAATGTCTTTCATATTTAATCACCTCTATTTTATACTAACCTCATATTTCTAACACATGTATGCATATTAAACCAAATAGAACTTCTTTCATAAATAATTGTATATCGCATTATAAAAAATTATTCCGATATATAAAACACTATCAACCTACCGTTATTAATACTGTAATCACATGTATATAAACCAACTATATGACTATTTTCATCGTATTCGACTCCATTAATAAAATAATCACTATTCTGTTTTATCAACGTTATTGCATCAATTGTTTTCATTTCATCTATTTTCTTATAGAAAAAATTGTTATTAGTTACATAATAAGCAAATGGTTTGTATCTACGAACACCTTCCACTGTTTCTATAGTTAATATAGAATCTTTAAATCGTTGCTTATCTTTTTGAAAGAAATGTAGGTTATTAAACATTGTTCCATTTTTCATACTATGTCCATATATCATAGTATATCTACCATTAAACGGTTTATCACTAGAACAATAAAAAATAGCACCACTGTTACTTTTATTCCCTTTATAGTCGTGACTTATATAATAGCTATTGTCTGTATACGTCATGATTGGATAGTTTATAGATGTACCTTCTACAGTTATCCAGTCATATCCATTTTCTTTTAAATACGTTGTCGCATCATCCATTTGTTGTTTTTCTTCTTGTGCTAGTTTGTAAGTCTCTCTAGCTTTGTAATAATCCCATTGTTTCTGACCTATTTCCCAAACACTTATAGATAAAATAGAAATCAACATCATATTTATTATACTTTTAAATCGCATATATCTCAACCTCCTTAAAATTAAAATAGAGTAGAGAAAATCTCTACTCTATTTTACTTATTCATCTTTCTTTTTATTTACAACAACTAATCCTAAACTTGCTAATGTTGCGGTTGCTATTCCGACCATCATCCCTGCATCTCCTGTTTCCGGATCGTCTATTCCCTCTTCTGGTTCTGGTTCTTCTGGTGGAACTACCGGTTCATTACCTTTTGTAAGATTTTCAAATGTTACCTCAACTTTAACTAATTTTCCTAAAGGTCCAGAGACTCCATTTCCTCCTCCTAAAACCGTACCTTTAAAGAACTCACCTTCTTCCTCTAATGTATTACAATGGTATAATTCTTCAAAATAATTTGTATGGTCTATAGAACCGTTTTCATAATATGATTTTACTCCTAATACTTTTATACTTTCACCATCCCATTTTACAACTATATCATATTCACCATTTTCTTTTTCCGTCATTTCAACTATTATAAGACCACCTTGAAGTTCTACAACTCTTTTACCATCTTCAAATTTTGGTTGTGTTATTGTAGATGTAGAAATTGAAGGTAAATCGCTTTCTGCAGCAAAAACATTTCCACTCATTCCAACTACTAATAACCCAGCTACTAATAAACTTTTTATTTTTTTATTCATATAGACCTCTCCTTTAAAATATATTTTTTATTTAACCGATACATAAATTATATTTTTATGTTACTATTTTGTTAACATATTTATAAAACTTTATATAATCGTTTTATATTCGTCTATAATTCTTTCTATTTCTAAACTTAAATCATTCATATACTCTAAAAGTTCTATTATTTCAGCTTCAACAACGGGTTTTTCGCTTTCTGAAGCCATATAATATTTTATAAATAATTCTAATAAATCATCTAATGAGTCATCTAATGCGATTGTTAATTCTTGTGTTGGTTTTATTCTATTCTTTTGTATATATTCTATCATTTCGATAGCTTGCATTGGTGTCATCTCATTTTCATTTTCTGACAACATCATATATACGTTTTCGGCAAGACCTAATATTGCATTATATTCTTTTTCTAAAACATATACATTTATCTGAGGTTCTTCAGTTTGTGTATTATTGTTATTATCAATTTCTTCAATTTTTTTACAACCTGATAGCCCTATACAACTTAAAATTAATGTAAGGATTAATCCTGTAATCATCATTCTTTTCATTTTTATCAATCCCCTTTCTATTTTCTAAATATTTGTTATAATGAATATAAAAAATAAGATACCCTTAGGTATCTTATTTCCATTGCATTCCGAATAATTCAGAATATATTTTATCATATTCTTCTTCATTTATAAGTATTTCTCTTGTTAGTTTTAATTGTTCATCAGCATACTTTGTATTAAATCTTGCATAACCTTCACTACCATATTTGTCTCTTAAATGATCTGTTACAGCATGATATAATTCTTCTTCACTAAATTCAGGATTATGTTTCTTATTGTATTTATAACTTCTATTTATCATTGTGTATATATCATTTATTCTATCAGCATCTGATACTATCATACTATATATGCTTGTATATTCTCCTTTATAACTTGCTCTATGTTCTTCAACTGATTTTGCTATGATTTCTATCTGTTCATCATTAAAGAACTCTTTTAAAGTTTCTTCTTTTCTAACTATTTCTCCTGATTTTATATGATGTGTTTTTCTGTCATACGCTAATCCTAAATCATGCATTGCTGCTATTATTCTAACCATATCCATATTTATTTCTATATTTTCTTCTTGGATCATACAATTTGCTATATATTCTGAATTACTTATAACTGTTTTTGCATGTTCTTCATCATGTGCTCCATCAAAGTTTTTATATCTTGTTATTATTTCCTCTATATAATTATTTAAATTTTGTTTCATAATATCAATTCCTTTCATATTATAATAGTATTTCACTTTTATAATATGGGATTGAAATATTGTAAATTACATTAATCTTCGTCCAGTATGTTTGCTTTTGGTAAGAAATAATCATTCATTACTAAGTCAGTCATTAAACCCATTCCTATAAAGAATACAGCTGCTGAGTTTAATGTTGTTTTATTAGATAGTTTATCAGTTAAATCATCCATAGCCACATAACCATCTCTTATTATTTTTTGCGTCATTTCTTTCTTCATAACCATATCGTCAGCTCTCATAGACATAAACTCTTTAAGAGACTTATTCGCACCAACTGTTAATAACGAAGTGGTTTCTGCATCTGAGTTTCTTGAGTTTTTATCATGACCTACAACCTGACCAGTTATCATGTTTCTATCGGTAATATCTGTAGAAAGCCCAAGTTTTTTAAAGTTCATTTGCTGAAGCAAATTTATATTCGTACAGTTTCGCTACAACTATACCGCTTATTATAACTGCTCTATATTTCTATAGAAGTTTAGACTATATCATATTCCTATACTCTATTACCAAATATAGGAACCCTCCCGTTTCCACTCGCTTGAGTGTACTCTACTCGGTTACTCTCTATAGTATTTCTCTATAGATACCCTTTCGATAGTCGTTGAACCTTACTTCTAAAAGAAGTCTTGGCTGCTGATTACCATATCCTTAAAGGACTTAGGCTTCCCAGCAATTAAAGAGGTTTTAAAAACGCCTTCAATTAACGCTTTATATTTAAATACCCCACTAAACATTCATGTTTTGTGATTATTGGGTTGTTAGGATCCGAACTGGCATATGGTAACACGACTCTTTCAAAAAGGGGAACTTGTAAAAAGTCCGCAGCTTTTTCAATATTTTCAATCAATATAGGATTCTCATAATCAACCATAGTTGCTGTTAAATATGGATCATCTTGAGCAAATAATTGTTTAAAATAATTATCAAATTGTGCGTCGCTCATACTTTTAAATTTGTTTCTATAATACTCCGTATTCCTACCAGTTGGATCGAATGCATCAAAGAACCCATAAATTAGATTTTCCATCTCTTTTCTTTTTTTACTATTCATCATAATGCCCACCCTCTTTATTTAGATTTATCCATTCATATATCTTATTAAGTCTTTCTTCTGAATAACAAAAAGCGTTAGGATACCATTCTTCCAAGGTTTTATTACATTTAGATGCATTATAAGCTCTTGTACAAGGTACTAAATTCCACAAATCATTAGTCCCTCCTAATTCTAAAGGTATTATATGATCTATAGATCTATTTGATTCGTTTAATTCAACACCACTGTAAGCACATTTATTATCAAAAAAACTATAAATGTTTAGAAATTCTTCCATTGTTATATTATTGAATTCTATTTCATCATTAGTATATCTATCTCTAGCTGCACGGTTAAAGAAATATGTTCTTTTTTCATCTCTATGTTCTTTTCGGTATTTCTTATGATATTCAGCAATTTCTTCTCTATGTTGTTCTCTATATATTCTAGCATCTTTATCCAGTCTTTCTTTGTTTTCTTTATAATACTGTCTATGATAATCTAAATATTGTTCTCTATGCTCGTCTACATATTTTTTACCTTTTTCAAGCAGTTCTTCTTTATTTTCTTGATAATATTTCTTATAATATTCTTTATTCTTCTCTCTATTTTTTTCTCTATAAGCTTTTTGATATTCTTTATCACAATCTCTACACCAAGATCTAAAGTTATTTTTATTTTTATTGGTGTACTTAAAATAAGCTTCTGTCGCAGGTAACACTCTCCCACATTTTATACATTTTTTAGTTTCTACACCACTCATAGTATTATACCTCCTATCCTAATATACAATATCTGATATATATTACTACATATAAAAAGAAAGCTCTTTTACAATCATTTTTTGTAGCATCTCTTGTTATTTTTTTATTTAATCCTGAACCTTCCATTACTTTATCTATATGCATTTTCATTTCATTTAAGTTTTTATCATCTATTTTTTGACCTTTGTAGTACTTTCTCATTTCAACTTCAAAGTCCATTGTTTTTATATCTTCAACTTTTCGTTTATATTCAAATAAATAAACATGTATAATTATTCCAACTATTCTATTAAATGTTGCATCATGACCGTTATATATAAAATGTAACATATTTCTTAGATTATTAATAGAACAACCAGGTTCTCTAGCCACTACTTGTTGCATTATTTTAGTATCAGGTCCTACTGATAAATTAAATTTACTCATTACTTTTTGTGTAGCTTTTTCAACCATAAAAGAAACATTATCTGATTCTATATATTGGTCATCTGTATTTATATCTTGGTCAACGTTTAAATAATTCTCAGCTTCTAAGTCTTTTCTAAATTCAGCATAAAAATTATTCATCATTTTAGCATAATCTCTATGATTTCTATTTACCATGTCACATATAGTTTTATCCGTAACTCTACCAGTTATTTCTTTTTTATGTTCAACTAACCAGTTATTTAAATACGAACCGCTTTTCTTTCCGATTGTTTTTATTATTGAACCATATTTTTTAAGGTCGTTTTTATACGATAATCTACCCATTGTAAACTTCATACAGTTTATAGTATTCTCACTTACTTTAGAGAAGTACTTAGAACGTATATTTCTGTACATATAGATAGAACATATTAACATCGTTTGGTCTACCATATCTCTTTTACCTTTATTATTGAAGTATATAACTAATAATATTAAAGATATATACATAGGGTTCTGTACTGTATGCCAGTTATCTCCTATATGTCCAGATGCCTTTACTAAAGTCATTATTTCTTTAGGATCTAATCCTATGGCATTATAATATTTTTCTTCTAATCGTCTATCAACATAAATAGCTTTACAAGGTATTGAATCTGATAAAGCTTCGTTATTTCTACCGATAACTTCTCCATAGAATTCTCTTAATTTAACTAAATTACTAGATGAGGAAAGAGATTTTTCTATCTTAGGATATAGGCTATCAAATAATAACGTTGATTTACTATTATCTTCCATATTACCACTCCTTTATTAAAAAATCACATTATACTTAGTGAATTGTTTTGGATCATATAAAATGATTAGGTGTAATATACACCTAATCATAAATATAACAATCTTTAGTTTTTATGATTTTCTTTTTATCCGTATTATACCATACCCAACCACCATCTTTAATTAAGAAAACCTTTTCTCTATGTTTTCTTTTAAACTTCCTTGTTGCTTTTACAACTTCTATTCTATTTTCTTTATTCAGATGTGGTATGATTGTAAAGTTGTTATATAATTTCACTCCTTTATAACATTTATATTCTGGATAATCAGGATCTTTATAAACAAAGAAATGTTTACCCCAGAACATAGCTCCTGCAGATTCTCCAACAACAACTTTACATCTTTTAACCACGTCAACTAATTTAAATTTCTTTAATGTTGCAACTATATTCTCAGGAAATCCTCCCGGGAAATATACGACTGTATTTTCTGCTAATAACTTTTGTCTTATTAGCTTTATTGGGTCGGCATACACATTTATCACTATTATTCTATCTGGATTTATACCTATATCTAAAAACGGTCTAACTGTTCTCCAATATATTGAGTCGTTATTAGAATATCTACCGTAATGTTTATACACATCTTCAGCACAAGAAATGTAATCAAAATGATGTGCTAAAGGCATTACGACTAACTTAGTTCTTTCGTTGACATTTTCTTTTAAAAAATCTATAGATGATACACCGCTTGAAACACTAGTTAAGAATAAATCCATTTTAATAACCTCCTATTTTTTCTTTTTCTCCTCTTTATACTTAGCTGTACCTATATCCGCTCTATCTTGCTCATCTTTTAATAATATACGTATAACATTACCATATAATAATATACTAACTGCAAGCATTGTCATAGGTGCAGCAGCTACTGATAATTGAGCTATTAAGGCTCCTATCCATGAAAGACTTAAATTTCTATTTCTCTTTTTCCAATCTTCATAGTCTTTAGCATATTTTTTAATAACTTCTAATTTTTCTTTATCTGTTTCAGCTGCTTTTATTTCATATTTAACATTCTTATCATCATATTTGTATTCTAGGTAATTTAAAAAAGAAACCCTACACATTTTTTCGTGGTCACTTTTTTTCTTTCTTAATCCCTCCATAACAGGACTTTGAGATTCTTCTATTACTTGACACATACCTTTTAATCGTTCTTCTAAATATTCGTTATATCTATCCATTTTTTACTTCAACCCTTTCTTTAATTCTTTTCCATAATAGATAACATCATCAACTAATAATATTTTATATAACTTAGACGCAACATTATCAGGAATAACTCCAACAATATTAGCAGCAACAATACCAAAATGTACAGCTAACGGTATGAACCTTTTAGGTTGTTTCTTAACAAACCTTTTAAAATCATCTTGATATTTATCAGCAACTGCTTTCGCCTCTTCTTTTGTCTTTGCTTTAGTAAATTCGGTTTTATCAAAATCAGGATATTGTTGTTTTAAGTATCTGAAAAAAATCTTGTCTCACCATATCTTCTTTTTGATAGTCACGATTCTTTTTAAATCCTTCTAAAATTGTACTAGGGTATACATCATACAATCTATCAATAATCATTTTATCACCTCTATCACAATTAAAGTATCTTATTAGGTTGTTTTAATCAATACAAAAAAAGAATAGATACCTTACAGTATCTATTCTACAACAACTTCCATTACAACATCTTTATTCTTTAGAGGAACCATTTTCTTACAAGGATGGTTTCTAGTTAATTCTGGTATTTCTTTTACTTTAAATTCATATTCTGAGAATTGTGTATAAACCATTATCTTATTTGTCATTTTAACTGACTTAACACATACAACAATTTCGTTCTTTTCCAATCTTGTTAATTGTAATGTTGGTGATTTTCTTTTCATTGTTTTAAATTGATTTAAATTACATAATTTCATTTTACCTTTGTTAGTTGCAACTACTATATATTTATGATTTTTATTTATTATAGCAGTTCCTGCAACTTCATCATCTCCTGCTAAATCTATTGTAGCTATACCATATGCGGCTCTACCACATTCTCTTATATCATCCACACTTATACGTATAGCTCCACCTTCTTTTGTATAAATTATAATATCTTTGTTTCCGAACAATACATCTACAGAAACTAATTCATCGTCTTCTGCTAATTTAATAGCTGTAACCGTTCCTCTTATCTTTTGGAAATTCTTATAACTTAATTTTTTACTTAATCCTTTCTTAGTTGTTAATACTAAGAATACCTCTTCATCTTTTATAGTTTCAGGTGGTTTAGGAAATGATGCAACTATATTTCCTGCCACTGTAACCATTGTTGATATATCAACCCCTCCACTATCTATTGGAGTTGAACTTATATCATTTACATCTATATTACTCATGTTACCTCTCTTATCAAACACCATTATACTTCCTCTATTGTTTACTGGGAATAAATCTTTACCTTTATCACCATCTTCTAATTGACCTATTCCATTTACATTTGCATCTAATTTCTTTATTCTACCATTTTTAGTTATTACTATTTTATGATCTGAATCAGGTATAAACTTGCTATCACCAAATGTCACTATATCACTACTTCTTGGTTTACTAAATAATTCTATACCTTCTTTTAATTCATCTTTGATTATATTGTCTATAAGTTTAGATGATTTTGTTATTACTAATAATTCATCTAAATCTTTGTTTATCTCATCTAATTCTATTTGATATTTTCTATGAGATTCTTTATTAAATGCTGTTACACTCATCTTAGCTATATTCTTAGCTTGTAATGTTGATATACCAAATGTAGATACTAATTTACTTTGGAATTCAACTGCATCTTCAGATTGAGTTGCTAACTTAATTGTAGTTTGACCATTCTTAGCATTTGTTATAAATAATAAGACTTCTAATATATGTTTTCTTTCCATCTTCTTAGTTATCTTTTTATTTATCTGTCTTCTTTTAATATCTCTTCTAAATGATATCCAATCTAATAATAATGTTCTTACTGTATAATGTCTTAACTTATAATCATCAACTAATGTTAAATCATAACTTGCTGTCATTACCATTGTAGTTTTCTTATATAATAAATCTAGGTTCTTATTTAAATCAGTTCCTGGTTTAAATAATACTTCTATACTTAATTTACCTTCTTTATTCTTTTTCTTACCTTTATTATTTCGTTTATCGTTCATATTATGAACATCCACAAACCCTATCAATTCTCCTGATTTACCCATTTCAACTATCTTTTCAGTTATAGATGCTAAATCAGTTCCTTGTGGTACTGATAATACTTCTATTTTGTTTTGTTCATAATCTATATTTACTTTAGACTTCATTCTAAAGTTACCCTTACCAGTTCTTCTTATTTCATCAAATTGTCCGTCATCTATTATCTCACAATTATTTGGAATATCTGGATATATAACTTTATCATAATCTGGATTATCCATTAATTTTAATGTGAATTCAACCAACTCTTTAAAGTTATAGTTAGGGAATTGAGAATACATTCCATATCCTATAGCTTTTATAGATTTAGTTAATGCTACTGGATATCTTGCTGGTAGATATTCTGGTTCAAATATACCTTCTATATATCCTGCTTTCATATCTACTAAATCTTCACTAAAATCTTCAAAATAACATTTATATGCAAACTTAGATAATCTCGCCTCAAAGATACCTCCAAGCGGCTGCACCATCACCAACTTCATTACCATAAGAACCCGAACCATCTATAAACACACAAGCATTTTTCCATGGCTGAGCTAGTTTAACAGCTGTCTGATACACGTTTGTTTCACCGTGTGGATGATACACTATCGTACTACCTATTGTCAATCCTAACTTCTTATAATTCTGCCAAGGAAACGCTTTAACATCCTTATACATTGCATATAACACACGACGCTCAGATGGAAGCAAACCATCATTCATAAAAGGTATATGTCTATAAACATTTTTATTAGGTGCATAGATACTTATAGCATCAGCAGCCTTATCTTTTAATTCCATAACTGATATATTCTCATTAAATTTAAAATCTTCTTTTTTCATATAAAATACCTCCTTAATCATTAATTTCTACTTTATAATTGTTTAAAGCGTTGTATAATTCAATAGGTATATAAGATTTATATTCTTCAGCTATATTTTTAATAAGCTCCTCTTTGTATTTTTTATACATATAAAAAGCTTTTTCAGGTGTGTCAAATGATCCTAAATAAGTTCTTTCACCATACCCATTATTACAATATGCTCCATACGTATTACGTCTTTTGTCAATTTGCACACCTATAGGTAACTCTCCTCTTATAGCATCTGATTTTACAAATAAGGAATTTATTTTTTGTGTTACAAATACACATGTTTCTGGTGAATATATTAAATTACCTTTATAAAGAATATCCTTATCCAAGCACATCAATTCATCATTCACTTCATAATAATTATTATAAAACCAATCTGCGAAATTTTGAAAATTTAGCCATTCTTCACACACGAAACAATCTTCATATGTCGGGTTTTTGTATAAATGATCTATATCATAACAACGTTGTAGCATATGGTGCCAAGTTCGATAACATTTTGTACATTCACCGTTCTCTTTAATATTATACTCACCTTCACCTAAATACCCAACATTATAATATCTTGGTTCATAAGGACATTTTATTTTACCACGTGTAAAATTATCATAACGAGCATGATAATAGGTCCAATTGTAATCTGGAAAATATACATCAACATCTTTAGAATTTCTATAATCGGTTATTTTCATTAATGATTTATTATTGTTATATCTCTCTTCACCTATTCTATTCATATTATCAACCTCCTATATAGGAGTGCTTTCACACTCCTAGTTATCTAACATATCCTTACGGATTTCAAACGCTTCTGTCATTTCTCTTCTATTATCTGAATTAGATTTTCCTTTCCCGTGAAGCGTATCATACATTTTACATGCTTCTTTTATATCGCTAACTGTTAATTGTATTAGCGTTCTTTTCTCTGGATTCATTACATTCATCCACATATCATCCGAACTTAATTCCCCTAATCCTTTGTATCTTAGCTCTATTCCTGGTTGTAATTTATTTGTTAACTCTAAGAATTCTCCTATACTTAATTTACCTCTAAACTCTCTACCGTCCTTATATTTTTCAATTACTTTATAATACATACTATCATTCTTATCCATTAAATCTCTTAAATCTTGCGTTTTCTTATCAAATAGATTATCTATTGTAAATATTTGATAAGCCCCTTCATATATTCCCTCTATTATCGTATTCATCTTATTGTCTTTGTCAGATTCAATTTTTATCTCTGGGAATTTCTTAGCCATATTTTTCTTAAAGTTCTTTTCATCTTTATATTTTATAACATATTCTATTAATGTTGGATTTGCACTATAATGATTACTACATCTTATAAGCTCATCTAAATAATATTGATTTAATTTTAAGAACTCTAAGAATTCTCTTCTACTTAATTCTTTACCTCCATCTTCTTGTATAATATACTTATCTAAAACATTTCTAAAATATACTGTTTGATATTGTTCTTTATCTGTTACGAACGGAGTTTTCTTATCTTTAATTTTGTATAATGGAGGAACTGATAAATATAATCTTCCATCATATATTAAATCTGTCATATGTTTTAAGAAGAACCCACCTAATAATGAGAAGATAAAGAAACCGTCAACGTCAGCATCTGATGTTATTATTACTTTATCAAATCTACATTTACTTACATCAAAATTATCACCTATACCTGCATTAATTGCTCTTGTTAAATTCTTAAATGTTTCATTCTTTGTATATACATCATTACTACTCATTGTATATGCTTCTCCTGGAACACCTCTCATTGTATACATTGCTTGATAATCTGCATCTCTTGCTTGTGTACCATTTGATTTAACTGATAACCCCTCAAATATAAATAATTCTCTATAATCTTTCTTACCTTTCTTATTTGCAGGGAAATAGTTTGGTATAGAATGTTCTGCCACTGCTCCTACTTCTCTTTTAATTACTGCTTGTTTTGCTTTTGTAGATTCATATCTAGCTTTAGCATTTGCTTTAATTATATTTGTATATGATTTAAGTTCTTTAGGATTATTCTCAAAGAATACTGTTAATTGAGAACGTACTATTTCTTTTAAAGGTTTAATCATTTTATTATTTTCTATCTTCTCTTTGGTCTGTCCTGTAAATCCAGGGTCCATACTTGTACTTACTGTTAATGCTAATACTAAAGAGTTTGTTATATCATTATATAATATATTAAATTTTTCTTTTTCTTTCTCTGTTAACGTATCTTTAGTTTTTCTACTTAAATATTCACAGATTGCTGTAACTACTGCATTTGTATGGTCACCTTCATCTACCGTATGCACGAAGTTACAGAATGATCGTGTTTTCATTTCTAACATATCAACATTTAGCGCAAATGCAAATTCTAAATCAACATCTCTCTTTAATATTTGGTTATCAACTTTACCTCCTGATTTAACTATTCTTATTTCTTCATCTATTTTTGTAGTTCCTATTCCTGTATATATAGGCGTGTGATTTTTAGGAGATATTTCACATACTAGATCTCCTATACCATTTTTACTTCTGTTAAATTCATATCTTGTTATTTTACCTTTCTTTTCTATTTCAAGTTCTATTGTAATATTTTTATCTAAGAAATGTTTTATATTATTTAACCAGAATAAGATGTCTTCACCTTTCATTTGACATTTACCCATATATTTTTCACTAGGTTTAAATGTCACTATTGTACCATGTCTTTTTTTGTCTTTACAAGGTTTAACTTTACCATCTTGTACCTGAACTCCGTCCTTAAATTCAACTACTGCATATTCACCTAATTTGTATACTTCAAGTTTGAAATATTCAGAAAGGGCGTTTGTAGCCTTTATGCCCAGACCGTTTTGCCCTGCAGACTTCTGATTAGAAGTCCTATTAAATTTGGTACTTGATTGTATTTTTGTACACGCGTCTAACATTCTATCAAATGGTAATCCTCTACCATCATCTTCCGTAATAAACGTATTTGTATCCTCGTTTAGATACAAATATATATTTTCCCCTGGTGAATTTATGTTTAAACATTCATCTATACTGTTATTAATACATTCTTTAGCTAAATGAATAGCTCCTAATGACCCGATTCTTGATATATACATTAATGGAGATATACGTATTTTATCTAATTCATTTTCAGCAACATACATTTCTTCTTCAACAAATTTTCTACTATTTTTACTCATAACAATACCTCCTTATTCTAATATATTTTTGAAAAATCTACATTTGTTGTTATTTTATATTCTATTAGTTTTTCATAAACAGTTTTATCTAATACATCTTTATATTTGTTTGCAAGTTGTTTGATATATAATTCTTTATATTCTTTATAAAATATAAATGCTTCAAAAGGATCTTCAAATGTTTTACGTATTTTACATTTATTACCAAATTCATCTAAATATATACCTTCCGTTCTGTATCTTATTGATTTAGAATCAGTTCTCCTATGAATGCCTATAGGTAAACCATCATCAGTTCTTTTATAATTTTCATAATTTCGGAATATTTCGTTTATAGAATTAGGTATTAAACAACATTTATCAGGAGCATATTCTCTATTTCCAGGTACTAACAAATCTTTATCTATACATAGAAAATCTTCTCCTGTATCATATCTACGATCATTGTACTATTTAGCAAAATTTTGATAATTCCACCACTCTTCACAAACTATAACATCTTTGTAAGACGGATGTTTACCATCAAAATTACCAACACGTTCATGTATATTTTTCCATATACCGTATTCATTGTGTAAAATTCTTTTTCCATTTTCATCTCTATGTTCAGAAGCATATGGACCTTGACCTAAATATCCATGTAGACCATATACAACTTTATTATAATTCTTAACATATCCTTTTAGAAAATTTATATATTGTGTATGAACTATACAATCATTTCCATCTAAAAACTTAACTTCAATATCATCATATGTGTAATATTCTATAATCTGCATTTTATCTCCTGATTTATTTATTCCAATTTGTCCCAATCTTTCATCTAGTTTAAGCTCTTCATTTAAATACTTAGCCATAACTTACCTCCTATTAATGGTATTTACATTTATTTGTTTATTAAAATATAATATTTAATACAGAGTAACCCCTGTATTAAATATTATACATATTTTATTTTTATTTAATCTATTCTAGTTCATGACCACGCTTATTCATACGGTGTATTAATGAGCGGAATTCGTTGTCCATATAATAGCATATATTGGATATACAATCCTTAAAACTTTCCATAAATGGCTCATATACATAATGATTTTCCATAATATCTAAAGCCAAGGTCGTCATACAACCTTCATTGTCATGAAAACGAGTTTTTGTATTCACTATTTCAAGATAATCTATATATTCTAACACCTCATAATCAAATCCCCAATCATCATCATTTGCTTTATCATAAGCTATGATTATGTCAGCTATTTTTCTTAGGTTTGATATAATCTTATTTACTTCATCCATATCTGTAAGATGTATAGAATGAATCATTGTATTATATACATAAGCAGATGAATCCCATCCTCTCCATTTAGGATATTCTTCTTCGAAGGTTTTAATTTCACCACGTCTTAAGTTATTCTTATAAAGCCATGTATCAAATTCCATTTTAATTCTATGCTTTTCTTCAAATAATTCATTTCTTACCTGCACTGCTTTGTCTATTGACTTTCTATATACTTCATATCTCTTTTGTAATAATTTTTTATTGACATTTTGCCAATCCTCATCCTGGTCTTTCCATTCTTCGAACTCTGGACAATCGAAATATATGAATAACTTGTCTCTTTTTATTTCTCTATTTTCAGCCACTATTTTTCCTATGTCATCATTCAATTCGTTAATTTTATTTATGAATTCTGCATACTTTCCTTCTAAATCTCTATATTTATGTTTACAATCGCGCCATGAGCAATATTTATAAATTTCTTCAGCCCATATCATACATTGATCAAATACATCATTCTTTTCTTTCCATTCATCAAACATTTTTTCATAAAAATCTCTTTTTATTTTTGCCCTTTTAACTCTTAATTTTTCATCTTCAATATCTTTAGCACTCATTTTAAGTTCAAGATATTCAATACATTCTCTATCTATAGATTTTAATTGTGCAGAATATCTTATATAATCTTTTCTTAATTCTTCTAAATTTTTCATAAACATACCTCCAATATTTTTTATTTATTTCAACTATATAATATATAATTGAAATAATACCTTTTTACAATAGAAAAAAAGATAAGGATTTCTCCTTATCTTTTCTTTCCTTGTTTTAATTTATAATCATCTGAAACTACTTGGTAGAATACCATTCTATTATCATTGTGTTCATTATAATATCTACACCAATGTTTTGCATCGTATTCTATAACAAAATCATCTCTTACTAATTCATCCTCATATATCATATAAGCACATCTTTTTACTATTTTCATATTAATAACCTCCTATAATTTATTTATAATAATGTTATGGAACATATAAAAAATAACAGGAAATAATCCTGTTATTTATATACTTCTACTTTTGTTATGTTTCCATCTAAATCAAATTCAACCATTCCTATTTTTTCATCACATGTATTCCATACTTCCATAGTCGCTTTAGTTTTATCTAATTTAAATGTTTCTGCTGCTGGTGATGGGTTAGTGTAATCTAAACTACTATTAAGCAATTCACCATTTTGACGCATTTCGTAATATTTTTCTCTGAAAGCAGCATCTGCTGTATCGAATACATCATAATAAGATAAACATGGTTCACCTTTTTCTACTGTTAACATTTCATCATATATGTCTTGTCTTTGAGAATTAAATACTGCTCTATCTCTATCTTTTTCGTCTATTAATGCTGCTTGATATCCTATTACTTCAGCTACTATTTCAGCAACTTCTTTTTCAGTTATATCTAATTCTGAATATAATTTATTTGTCTCAACTTCTTCATAAACTGTTTCGTGTATTGATATCATTATTTCTTCTAAGAATGTTCCATAATCTTTACCTGTTTCTTTATGGTAACTAACATACATTTCTAATAATCCGCCATTTGCATTAAGTCCTTCTTCTATAGCTTCTGTTATTATAGTTCTAACTAATGCATTTCTTTCTTTTTTGTTTTTAGGTTTTTCTATAGCTTCTATTTTTGATTCTTCTTTTTCTGTTTTCTTTTCTTCTACTTTTGATTTTTCTGTTTTCTTTTCTTCTACTTTTGATTTTTCTGTTTTCTTTTCTTCTACTTTTGTTTCTTCTTTAACTAGTTCTTTTTCTTCTATTGATTCTGAATCATACTTTTCTATATGATTATTTAATATTTCTTCTGCAGTCATATCTAAATTATAAGCATTTAAACATCCTTTTATTGCAGCTAATCTACCTTGGTTTTTTGTTAATCCATGTCCATATGGATCATTGCTTATTGATTCAAGTTCTGCTATCATATCATGTATATACTCTTCATCTATAGATTCTAAATCATTACCTTCCATATACATCATAATACCATCATAAAATATGTTAGCTAATTCTTGTTCTCTTTCTGAATCAAATTCAGTATATATTATTTCATTAGTTTTTGTATCTTCTATTTTAGTACTTTCTACATCTGAACATCCTACCATCATACATCCTACTACTAAAGCTAATCCTAAAGTTTTTATTTGTTTTAACATAATTAATTACCTCCAAAATTTATTTTATTTTATTATAAACTTATTTTATTTAATTCTAATACTTCTGGGTAAGTTTCTATGAAATCTATAGCCCATAGATCAGCCATTTTTTCTATTGTTATTTGTCTATATGCTTTTTCATATTCATAAGATGATGTAGCTTTTTCTACTTTAGCCATATCTTTGTCATAATTGTGGTATACAACGTTAGCTGGTATATCTTCTAATGTTATATAATGTCCTATTTCATGAAGTAATGAGAATATATAATCATCTTGTTCCGTTACGAATACTCCGTATTCCAACATTAAATATTTCATCATGAAACTTTTCCACCAATGATGTTGTTCCATTGAACATGTATAATCTATTGGAACTGCTATATTTCTAGATTTTACAGCATAACTAAATTCTTCTTCAAATATTATTTCTGGTCTCTCAAATCCTTCTATTTTACTTTCTACGAAATCTAATACTAAATTATACATAATATACCTCCATATATTTTTTATTAATTACATAAATTAAATAAGGATACCTATTAGGTATCCTTATTATAAACTACATATAAGATCTTAAATCTTCTAACATTATATCATATTGTGCTATTACATCTTCAGCTCTTTCTATATAACTATCCATTTCATTTGTATTATATTCTTCATTATATCTTCTATATTCTTCAAGGTATGCTAATATCATTCCTCTTCTTGTTTCCATTTCTATTATTCTTGCTTCTATATTCATCATAGTTTTTTGCCCCCTAATATATTTTATTTTTAGGATCATACAAATCCTAATGGAAGGAAGCTTTTAGAGATGCTTCCTTAGAACTCTTTATAATTCTATTATATTAATTAATTTATCTGTGATTACTTCAATTACATTATTATGTTCACCTAGAACTTTATACATTTTATGTTCATTATATTTACCAAATATATTACATATTATCATATTACTACCTCCTTATTTAATATTTATTTATGATATTTCACTGATATAATATGGGATCGAAATCCCATAAATTACACCAATGATAATTTAATTAATGATATCTCTATCGTACAACCACTATCCAATTCAACTTTTGTAAATCCATAACATTCTTCAGCATCGAAATTTTGCTCTATTATCTTAGAACAATTTGCAGCATTCATTAACATCATTGATCTCATAAGAAACATATTGATCGCTTCATCATGATCTTTAACGTGATTATTAGTTGTCGTATAAGCACCATTTAATTTACTTGCAAATATCTCAGTTATAACATAAAATCCCATACCTTATTCATCCCCTAAATCATATATTATTAAATTTATTGATTCTTCATTATTACTTATATGAAATATACCTTCATGTTCTACAGCTTCTATAACTCCCTCTATTGCGCTTTTTACATCTCTTACATACTCGTCAAATATGATTTTAGCATCTGTATAATTATAAAACTCCTCATGTGTGTAGAATATACATTCATCATGTTCTTTATCAACTATCTCCTTTACTAACATGAATCTTGGTTTTTGGTTTTCCATTTTTTCAATCTCCTTTTCTATATATTCTAACTCCTCTAATAATTGATCTCTTTCTAATACTAAATCATAATAACTATCTGTTAATCTCATACAGATACCCCCTTATAATTTATTAATCTTCAAAGAATATTGCCTTATCTATTGCTATTAATTCATTTATTGTTTCTTGTAACACAAATTCATATTGTTCTCTCACAGCTTCTGGTAAATCTTCTTGTTGTAATAATTCATCTAGCATATATAATTGATCACATAACATTTCATATCTTTCCATAATCTTTATTCCTCCATTTTATTAATCTATATTTTTATTAAGAACTGCTTTTATCTCTCCATAGAATATATCAACTTTTTTACCATTTTCCATTCTTACTTCAAATACTGTTACTATATCATTTAAACTCCAAATCTTTTCTATTTGTCCTATTCCTTTTGTAGTTTCAACATAATCTAATACTTTATATCTACACATAATATTACCTCCCCGTAATTTTAATATTTTCTAACAGCTCTAACAATAACAACTATTAATCCTATAATTAATATAAAAGGTGCTAACCATAATAGTGCTTTTAAGAATAGCAATAGAGTTCCTAACCCTATTGCTAATGCGAAGAATCCTATCACCATAGGTTTTATTATCAATCCTGCTATTGTATCAAACATTATTAATCCCATTGCACTTATAATTGCTCTACCCACCATATAACAAATTATCATACCTATTATAAATAAGAATCCTTGCATAATATTACCTCCCATATTTTTAATATTTTTATTTCAGAACGTAGAAATTTATATATCTATTCCTCACAGAATTTATCATATTTATCCTTTATGTCTAAAATCAATTTTACCACATCTTCTAACTTAGCTTCTGCTATCTGTTTTTCCACAGCTAAACATATTTTTTCAATCATTTCCTTACCATCATCTTTGTGCATTTCTTCTATCCAATAATGGCATTCGTCTATATAATAATCTAATGGTTCTAATTCATGTTCTAATACAAATTTTAAATATTCATTTTTATTTTCTTTACACCAATCAATCATAAAATATCTATCATCTTCACCTTTAACAAATTTCATTTCACCTGCAAATCCACATCCAGGTTCATAGAATTCTACTAGCATTTCCAATCCTTCTTCTTTATAGTTTGTTGACCATAATTCAAACATTCCTTCAGGAGGTGCCCAAGGTGTGAAAAATGTCATATATAATTCTATTTCTTTCATATTATTAACGTTTAATTTATCAACAAATTCTTCATTAAATTTTTCATAGTTAATATTCTCAGACTTTTCATCGTTGTAAATTAAACATAGAGATACAGCTTGATCTTCTGTTATAGGACTCCATTTACATCCCCAATGCTTCAATCTCCAGTCATACCAATCTTTTATAATATCCCCTGTTTCAGGATCTATAGGTGTTGGATCCATTACTTCAAAATCTAATACATATGCTTCTTTATTATCATAAACTTTTTGAGTTGAAAAATTTTCTTTTATAAATCTTTTAACTAATTCAGGTTTTCCTTTAACATTCATATTATTATAATTCCAATTTGGCATATTTATTACCTCCTATTTTTTATAATTATATAATCTTGTTACTTTTCAATTTAAAACTCATCATACTCCCATATTATGTCATTAAAATCATTTTTACCATACACACATTTAGTTTCTGGTTCGTTGTATAAATATTCGCGTATCGTATCAAGAGCTTCCTCCATATCTTTATCAATTACACCTCTCTTAGATAATGTATCTCTACATGTTTTAGTTTGTGAAACTTTATGACAATGGAAGAAGAATGATTCATAATCATTATTTTCTATACTTTCATATATCTTTTGTTTATGCTGTTTTATTTCTTCAGCGTCTTGGAATACTTCAAAAGCATTTCCTACACATTCTAGATTATTTAAAGATTTTATTATGTTATTATCTCTTTCTGATATATAATCGGCATGTCTTTGGACTACTAATTTTGCAGTTTCGCTCGTTATAAAATCTACAGGTTTTGGTTGTTGAACGTTGTATTGATCATAATTATTTGAATCCATACATGTACATTTTTCATTATCCATCATTTCATATCTATACCATCTATTTGCGACGTTTTCGTTTAATGACACCAATTTACATATATCTACATAACTATACCAATATACATTGTTAACATCAACCCAAAATCTAACATTAACATGAACCATTGAATCTCCTTTACCTACATACTCCTCATGAACATTTGAACATATTTCTAAATACATAAAATCACTCCTTTATTTTTTATAATAAATTTAAATCAATGATTGGAACGTATAAATGCTTGACAAATAGCCTATTCCTTGCGGCTGATAATTCACAATTATCATATAATCAACGTTTACGTTGAACCCCTCGTTTCGAACTATTTGGATGCTTACACATCTGTACAGTACACTTCACATAAATGCTTGACAAATAGCCTATTCCTTGCGGCTGATAATTCACAATTATCATATAATCAACGTTTACGTTGAACCCCTCGTTTCGAACTATTTGGATGCTTACACATCTGTACAGTACACTTCACATTATAATTTCAAATCATTAACTTAAATTTATCATAAAAGACAAATAAAATAAGAGGATAGATTTTATCTATCCTCTTATATATCTTAAAGCTTTGTAGCTCCATAATTTGCTTTACGTTGATTGTTATTATTGTTATTATTGTTTCCTTTATTAGCATTTCCTTGTTTAAGAATTATTCTTTCATAAAGAGCTAATAATGAATCAACACCTTCTTCTATCTTAGCTAAGCTAGGAGTTAACTCTGGATTAGAAGCTATTTTTATTGCTTCTATTATATTTATAACTTCTCTTAACTTTCTATCAACTTCAACTTTATTTAACATTTTAGCATTGATTTTAGTTCCACATATTCTACATACTAAAGTTCCATCTTCTTGACCTTGTTGTACTGCTGGTCTACCATGACCATCTTTATGGTCACATTTAAATCTAATCATTTTGTCTCTTCTGTCTAATTGTTGTCTTTCTAATTTTGCTTGTCTTAATTCTTCTGCTACTTTATTTCCATTACCTTGATTCATGTTATTATTGTTATTAAATTGGCTCATATATGTTACCTCCCATAAATTATAATATATTTTTTTGGAACATAGAAATAATTAATATTATTTATTGCCTCAAACTTATTCAGCATAGTTATTAACCATAGGCTTATTGAGTACTATCGAATATAATATTATTTATTATTCACTATTATAATATAGCCTTAAAATATTACGTTTTACACTTTAACTATATTAATTATTTCTATATTCACTACTATAATATAGCCTTAATTTTGATACGTTTTACACTTAGACAGTTGTTTGTAATAATATAAAATTTTAGTTTAAAACATCTCTTACAATTATTCCAGCTTCAACATCATCTATTGTATATAAATGAACAACTTCGTCCATTACCAAATAGCCTATACATTCATGTCCTAATGTATCCATATATCTAAGTTTAATAAATTCTTGACCACCTAATTCAACAAGATCTTCTAATTTAAATACAAATCTACTGAATATATGTTTACATCCATTTGCCTGTCTGAACCCTACAATTTTTTCAGGTCCTCCCACTTCATTCACAACAGCTTTCATTGCATCTATCGTCATTTTCTTTTACCACCTTTCTTTTTTCGTTTTCCTTTACCGTGTTTCTGTATACCTAATTGTTTCATTATCCTTTCCATTCTTTCCTCCTTAGTCTCAGGAGGAGAATAATTAGATTTTCCTCCCGTTCCTCTAAAAGCTTTTTCTAGGTTTTTAGGTATCATCATATCATCTCCTTAATAAGCATATATCAAACCTTCACTAGCTCTGGTTATCCCTGTATATTCTAGTTTAGCTTGCAAATCCCTATCACCTCTTCCAAAAGGTTCGGACATAAATAAAACATTTTCTGCTTGAGAACCTTGTGATAAATGAACTGTAATAGCATCGCCAAATTCAAACATATCGTACATGGAATATCCTTTTTTATATTGTCCGTTATCGATTTGTATACTTTGCATTAAAGTTTTATAATCTATCCTAATATTATGGAATACTAATCTTTCGTCAAAATCAGGTGAAAATGATATATCGACTGTTCGTGTATTGTAAGTTGATTTATCGACATTATTAACATAACCTAACATACCGTTTACTAAATATACATTATCACCTATTATTCTATTTCTGTTGTTTTTTCTACATATTAATTTTTCTCCTTCTACAGGAAGTTCTGAGTCAATCCTTCTAAGTTCTTCTCTTATATATTTATTACATCTTGCTCTACTAGCATTTGTAGGTGTTAATATCATATCGGCATTTAATAACATAGAATCTGTTACTCTATCCTTAGGAATAACATAACATTTATCACCATATTTACCATATGGTATATGTTCACCTCTAGATGCTAATTGGCTTAAATATATAATTGGATTTCCTTCTGCCTGTCGCATTATTTTAGTTAATACATAGTCGGGTCTTATTAAATATTTACTACCTCCTATGACTGGAGGTAATTGTTGTAAATCTCCTAAACAAATTATAGGAATATTAAATGACTCTATGTCTATCCCAAAAGATTCATTTACCATAGGAGCTTCATCTATTACTATTAATTTGATATTACTGGGAATTTTTTCTTTTTTAATAAATTCCGGTCTAGTTATAATCTTACCATTTTTAATTATAGGCTTACCTTCGTCGTCTTTAACTGGAACAAAATCTATATCGTAAAAAGCGCTATGAATAGTCCTTCCATTAACTCCACTTCGAGTTAATTGCAAGGCTGCTTTACCTACATAAGCTACAAACATGACATCTTCCATTTTCAATCCTAAATTCTGTATTATCGTCTTTACGATAGTTGTCTTACCTGAACCTGCAGGACCACTTATTTCAAATGTCTGCTTAGATGAAAAGCTTCTAAACCAATTAACTGCATTTTTAACACATTCATCCTGCTGTTCATTTAAAACTATTCCCATATATCTTACCTCCTTAAACCAATATCAATATTTTATTGTCTATAAAATTATACAATATTATAATTTATTGAATTCTAAAAGGAGTTGAAATTATGGATATAAGTAATTTAGAAGAACTTAAAATAAATCAATTTGAATATTGTTATGTAGCTGAAGATACACCATTACCTGCAAGTTCGGTTAAAGTTACGATAGCGAAACTTAGCGTCAGTACAAGTAAACAAACAGTAAGACCACAAAGTTCTATTTTAATAAATGACTCAGAGTGTAAGCCTCAGGCTACAGGAACTATAAAACTATTAGATACTATAACGGTTAAAACTTTCTCAGGTTTAGAATTGTCTAAATCAGCAGTAATTAAAAAATCTGAATGTGGTTGTTATATATCGGATCATAGTTTAGTTAAAAATTGTTTAGGTAAAAATGATAAATTTATAGATGGGCATATTACTTCAGCATATTTACCAAAAGGCGCTAAGATGATAGTGTGTTTTATGAACGGAGATGTAAACGACGGATATTTAACTAATTTCCTATAGGAGGTGAATATTTTGGCATATTTATCAAATAAATCAACTATTCAGGATATTATAGAATATGGCTTGGAAGAGAAAATGACTGTTAGAGAACTTTCATTGAAAGAAATAGTGACTAATAGTGCGGGGGAAATGTTTGTAGTTAATTTATTTAACTTGTTTGAAAAATATTATGAATTATTATTAGATAATACAGTAATCGCAACTCTATCAGAAGAAGAATATAAAAAATATAGATTTAATCCTAGATTATTATCTCAGGATTTATATGGTACTAGAGAACTACATTTTATGCTGCTTAGATTAAACTATGTATATTCAGTAACAGAATTTGACTTTACTGAGGTCAGGGTGTTTAAAAGTAATATAACTTCACTATTGAATGAAATAATGGTTCTAGAATCGGAAAACTATATAGATAATGAAGTCAATATAATTAAGAGAGTGAATGAGTAATTAAACTCATTCACTCTCACCCTTTTCGTCGTTATCAGGACCACTTAAGTTTTCACCTAAGTGAAAGAGACGTTTAACACTCCCTACCCACAAAATTTCATGGATAATCCTGATATTATAAATTAAAAAAAATAGTTTAATCAATATTCGTTTTTTAAATCGCAACAACACCTGCTAATACAGGATTACCAAATCCTGAATCAGGTAACGTATCTAAAACACTTACTTCTCTATTTAAATTACATTCCGGTGTTACTGTAACTTGTTTCTTTTTACTTGCATTACTAAATAATCCTGTACTGTTTACATTTTTTGTTTTCTTACTTTCTAATTCACTTCTATCACCTTTAAAGTCTAATTCTTTCTTAGTTAACCATATAGGTTTACCATGTTCATCGAATAAATCAATGTCTTTTTGGAATGCTATTTGACTTCCCTCAACATAAGGTATAAAACATCTAGCTGCATTATGTCTACCAGCTCTTGATTTTATAACTAAAGCTTCAAGGTGTGTGAATTTTATTGCATCTGATAAGTCATCTCTTTCATAGGTATCTGATGTTTGTGCAAATACTAATGCAAAGTCCGCACATTCAACTACTCCTTTTGATTCTGAGAAAACAGTTTCAGGACAATCTTTCGGTATAACACTTGTTTCCATTTTTCCTCTTGCTTTAAAAACCTCATTACTCATTTCAACTTTAACCTGAGATGCAGTTATAACTGCAACGTCACATTCTATTGCTAAAGCACGTAAATCTGAAGTTATATTATCTATTCTTATTCTGTTCTCAACGTGATTTTCTACAGGTTTAAAACCTTTAAGATAATCGGCTATTACTGCAACAACTTGTAACTTTTCAGACTCTCTTAATATTTCTATATCTCTTATTATTTCATTTTTAGAATATGAATTATTTGGAACTTGTATAAATCTTATTCTAGTTGGTGTATGTCTTGATAATATTCTACTCGCTTCAACTAATTCGTTTTCTATTTCCTCATCACTTAATCTCATTTTTTCTCTTGTTAATTCATCTTCCCAAGATATATCTGTACCAGTTAACATTTTTATATATCTTCCTTTTATATCTTCAACACCGGTTTCTGCTGAAATATATAATATACAAGGAGTTAATCCTGGTTCGTGCTTAACTTGAGGATTGTATAACGCCATATCTATCGCAGAACTTATCATCATTGTAGTTTTACCGTTTCCTGATGGAGCTCCATAAACCATAAGTTGTTTAGATTCTAAACCTCCACCAGTTATCATATTTAACCAACGATGACCAAATTTAAATTTATTACAACCATTTACTTGTAATTGTAAGTTTCTTTGGTTTTCATCTCTACATTCTTCTTCATTTAAGTTTGCTGTAAATCCCGATTCTAAAGCACTTCTACCAACTTTATTTCCAGAATTTAATCTATAAAACTTTTGTCTATTTCTTTCTATTTTTTTCTTTAAGTTTATATAATCTTCTTCTACGTCCTTCCCTTCTCTTAACCCATCTATTGTAGCTTGTAAAGCTTCATAATCTTCACATTGTTCAAATAAGAACTTATTTTTAGATATTCTATTTACCATATAATTAAATGCAGACTCTGATAAATAATTATACATATCAGCTTCTGTCATTCCTGATAAATACTCATTTATAGGCAACTCATTTTTAACATGGTTCATTAAATCTAAATAACCCATTTCTTTTTCTATTCCTGTATCACAAAAATCTAAAAACGCATATCCGCCCATTATTCCTTTATTTCTAGCATCTATTGCAGTTTTACACCATTGAATCATATCATATATCTTAACATCTTCAATGTGCTTTAAATTTAATTGATTTATAAAAGTTTCTAAAACTCCTGTTATATAACTACTTCTCTTTGGATAATTATCAAATAAAAAATATAAAACCATATCTTTTATAATAAATTCAGGCAGACCCTGTAATAACTGTTCTGTGTCAGTTTTTTTCATCTTGTTATAATTATCTAAAAATTTATTTTTTCCATTAGTTTGTATTAAGTTATTCCCAGATATACTTCCATCTCCATGAATCGTAACTGGATTTTGTAATTTATTATTTTCCATTTAAAACAATCTCCTTTCGATTAATTGAAAATTCAAATTTCGTTTTTATAATATCAATTTGTTAAAGATAAAATATAATTTTATTGAAATTATAAAGTTGTTATTAAATAAAAAATCACTACTTGTAAGCCAGTCACTAGCTTACAAGTATTTTATTTAAAAGAGTTTCCTGATATCATAGACCTGATCCTGTCTAAACTTATTTCTTTTCCAGTTTTAAGTTTTATATATTCTTGTATCTTCTCATCATAGCCTACGGATTTATCAAAGATAAAACCATACTTATCCATCAAAATATTTATCTTTTCTTTAAGTTCGCTATCTAATTTAGCTTTACTATTCTCATATATTTGTATTTTAACGTTCTTAATATCATTAAATACAACATTTACATTATCTACAAATGTTGTAGAATTTAACATATCTTCGGGTATATTTATTTTTATTCTAAGATAATCTTTTTTATACATTTTAACTAATTTTTTAAAGTATTCAATCTGTTCAGATAACATCATTGAGAATACGGGATTATCGGAATTTACTTCTATCGTATCGTATTTCATAGTCAACTCATTCTCTATAAATTCAAAATCACATTCTTTTGAATCATTATCGAATTCTACGATATAAAATCCTTTAGCTTCTTCTTCTCCAAATCTACTTCTTACTAAACTTCCTGTATATTGGATTCTATTTCTAATTCTTTGAGCTGTATGAATGTGCCCGAATATTATAGGTCCTTCACATAATTCTTCCATTTGTTTGGAATTAAATATTGGATACTTTTTCATAGTTTTGAATTTATTTTTAGATGAAAAGTTTGTTTCTTCAAACATACCATGACCGAATACTAATTGATACTTTTTACTGAAGTATTCTTTATAATATTCATCAGAATTTTCCATATATTCTTCAGGAATATATAACACGTTCATTCCAGGAAATAATTCCTCTTCGTCAACTGTCATTATTAGCTTATAATCACATCTACTACTGTTAGCTATCTGTGCTAAATTCTTTAATTGATTTTCAGGATCATGGGAATTAGTTCCTTTAATCTGTCTAACTTTAATTCCTTTTTCTTCACAAAGTTTAATTAGATCTGAAAATGCTTTTACTGAATAAACTGAATGAGCACTAGCCATTGATAGTTTTGTGTCATAATAATCTCCTGCTATAACCACACAATCTATAACATTTTCTTCAATTGTGTGTAAAATTAATTGAAATTCTTTATATAACAATTCAGGAGGGTAATATCCAAAATGGATATCACCCACTACTAAAAATCTTTTTCTCATTTTAACATATCACCCCATTCTTTATTAAGTTCGTATACTAAATAAAATACATCTTTTAATTTATTAAATAGTTCCATATATTCTAACATTTCATCTCTAGATTTTAAGGTTAAATTAATCTTCCCACCATCATCAACTTGACAAATTCCAACTTGTTCAACATAAATATCATTATATTCCAATAACTGTATATAAGCTCCTAATTGTATAAAATGTGAAGAATACACTTTTTTAGAAGTCTTATAATCTAATATTGTTAGTTTTTTATCTAGATTACATAATAAATCCACCGTACCTCCATATGAATCCGTACTAAATGATTTTTCACCCCATACAGGTTCCAATTCAACGTCTTCTAAAAATTGTTTAAATCCTGCTATATATTCTTTAATAAACTCAATTCTATTCGGATCTGAAATGTCAAACTGCTGTCCTTCTTTAAATAAATATTCATGATATAAAGCGTGAACGAATGTTCCTTTAGCAGCTTTTTCTTCTAACACTTTTTCATACGATTGTCTTTTCCATCCTAAACTATTAGCCCAATTAGCTATAAATGGTTTATTTAATATTTTTAAAATAGTTGTGACTGATGGAACTTCTTCCATCCCTTTATTCATATAAGTTGAATGATCTGAATATTTTCCCATATAAATTTACCCTCCTTATATTTCGTCTTCGTCAAATTTATAAAAGCTACCATGAATTATGCAAAATTTATCAAGCATATCTCTGAAATATTTTTTACATAAGTTAACATTCTCTTGCGTATAAGACATATTCATAGTTAACATTTGATATCCTTTTACTATATTGACTATATCATTTCTCATGTCTTGTTTTAATCTTTCAGGTAAATAAATTCTATCTAATATTTCTTCTATATTATCTCCTTCTACTCTTATCTTAAATGTTTGCTTTTCAGGTAATTCTTCAACATAAAGCATTGGTGTTTTAATTAAGCTTTCATATCTATATAAAGTGAATGTAGTTCTCATAACATCTCCTCCTTTATTTTAATCAAATTACAGTAATGTTGTATATTAAATGAAATGTAAAAAGGTTATATTTCAATTATATATTATATAAATGATAACAAATGATTAAATGCGTATATGTAATATGATGTATAGTGATAGAGGGCAGGCTCTATACTATATGCTGATAGAGGGCAGGCTCTATAGCTAACATTACATATATTTGATACAATATGATGTATAGTGATAGAGGGCAGGCTCTATACTATATGCTGATAGAGGGCAGGCTCTATAGCTAACATTGTATCTTAAGTATTGAATTTATAAATGAGTATACTCAATATTGAGTATACTCTATTTTTATTTATTAAAAATATAGGAGAGTGATATTTATGTCAAATATTAATATGAATGATAATAATGGATCACAGATCATAGGTGACCATGGTACAATTGATAATTCTATAAACATAACAAATCATTTCAATCAAAGATACAACTTAAAAGAAAGATTCGATGCCGGAAATGAAGAGTATGAATATTCAGCATATTGTGTTGGTCAATTTGGTGAAAAAGCATTTAAAGGTTGTATACCCGTAACATTTACAAATTTACATTCTCAAAATAAATTCATGTATGATCATCTTCACATAGACGTACCAAAAGAATGGTATAGTAAATTATATTTTGACGGACATATAATGAAATTTAAAGCAACAGTACACGATTATAATAGATCTAATAAAAGTAAAGATTACACCCTTACGATAACAGAAATCTATACAGAAGATTCATCTAAGCAAACAGATATAAAATTTGTTAATTCATTAAAATATCCATCATTTAATATTTCTGAAGAAAATTTTAATGACGGAAAATATGCAATAGAAGAAGATTATTTACAAGAAACAATTTCAGAATTTACAATACGATTAATAACAATGTTAGATAGTTCTTTAGCCTCTATAGACCAATCATTTTATTCAGGATTTATAACTAACTTTATATTAACGCAATATTTCCTTAATACAAGTTTAAATGAACAATGTAATCAGCTTTATGTTATACGTCAATTAGACAAAGATATATTGATAGATATATCTTTGATAGTTTCTGATATAATAATGAAGTTCAACAATGGAAATAAATCATTATATAAATATAAAGATATATTTGGTCATATAGCTTATATATGTAATATTTTACAAAAAGCCAATAAGGATATAACCTTAAAAACCACAGACAATTATAAAGAATATACAGATATTGATAATAACATAAAAGAATTTGGACGTAAGATAGGACATAAAGAAACAAAGAAAATGTTTGATAAATTAAAGAAAAGACATCATGATTTTGGATTTAAATATCCTGAAAATGAAAAAGAATTAGAAAAAGAAAAATCTGAATTATGGAATAGTTTATTAACTATGTTTCATAATTTAGGATATATAAATATACTAGCTTAGGCTAGTATATTTTTTCTATGTTCCTTTATAATAATTATTGTTTCATATGCTAGCATTTTAGACAAAAAATTATAAAATTTCAACAACACAACAACTTATTAATGCAAAGCATTAATTACAAAACGAACCCTCTAAAAGGGTGAGTGGAGAGTAATAAGTTGTTATTATTTAGAATACGGTTGGGGAGCTACGTTCATTTTCAATGAACAATTTGTTGTTATTTGACTCAATATATTACCTTAATACATAAATATTGATAATCCTTTATTAGGGTTATCAATATTTTTTCTCTATTAAAACAATTCTTTAATAGAGAAAAGAATCTTTTAATAAGGAGTTGAAAATTAGTATGGCAGGCTATAAACCAATTACAAGTACGTTTATATTTAAAAACCTAGGTGGAACACAACTTACTGGTAGAATAAATGAAGCAGTTATGAAAGGTAGAAAATTAACTGAAAAAGATTTATTAGAACAATTTGTTCATATTAAAAATTACGAACGATCATTATTAAAACAAAGAGTTATGACAGAATACAAAGAAGGTAGAATAGAATTAGTTTATGCGGATAACGTTCCATTATCTAAAGTTATGCCTTTTATATTAGTTCCAGGGCAAATGGGTCATAAAGTAATTGTATTCTTAAATCCATTCTGTAATATGCGATCTGACGGATTATTAAGTATACAAGGAGGACTATTATATACATTAATGGAAAGTGCATACTTAGCTAAAAATTTTGCAGATAACTATAATAGTGTAAAAAATGATACTTTAATGAGACAACAGGGAGCTTTAATGTATGCTAATATATTTATAAAACCTATAAACAAAGTATTTAATATTCATGTTGATGGAACGAGAGAAGGTAAAGTATTATTCTTAGCTAGTAAATTTTATTTAAAAAATGTACTAGGAATAGATAACGAAGAGTATATATTCAATGTAAGTTCTAAAGTGGCAGATAGAGTTTCTCCATATACTTTAAGAGAAATTGACAATATAGTCGGTGAAGATGCTTATGGAGATTTAAGTACATTCATAAATGCTTTAGCGAGTGATAGATTAGGACTAGGGTTTGAAGGTAAATTACAAGTTAGAACATATCTATATAATTATATGACTATGTACGGTGAAGCTGCTCCATTCTGTCTAGAATCTATGGTATATTTTATATTCATGGTGAATACTGTAAGAAGAGGAGGGAATAATATATTTACATTATTCCAATTAGAATCGATAATAGAAAAAAGTGGAGAAAAAATGTTAAGAAATCTTTATAGATAAAAAATATAGAATACCGTTAAGGTATTCTATATTTTTATTGTGTTATTATATTCATTATATTTATTTTCTTAGATATATCCCAGTTGTTTTCCACTGCAGTTTTACATAAATGTCTTATTGGTTCTTCAAATCTAGTATCTTCAGATATACTTATTAACATTTGTGTTATACTTGATTCATACATTTCTCTGTATTCTTTATTTAAATTCATATATTCTTTACTCATATAATAACCCCCAGTATTTTTATTTATGGAACATAGAAAATGATAACTTGCTGAACCAAGTTATCATTGATTTATTTATTATATTTTTTATTCTTAGTTTCATTTCATTTAGTTGTTCTTTTGAAGCATAGTTATTTGCTAATATTCCTGTTACATTAATTAAAGCTTTTATTGTTGTTTTAAATCCCACTTGTCTTAATGCATATTCATCAGCTTCGAACTCATCTTCTATATTTCTAGTATAACCAGTAGCTTTAAATTTATCTAATTGACAAACAAGATGTCCTAATTCGTGAGCTATTATAAAACTTTTATCTGACTTATTCATATTTAAATATATATGATCAACCATTATTGCAGGAACTTTTTCATTTTCAAAATGTAATACGCCACCAGCAGCTATTGATAAACCTGAGCATGCTATTGTTATAGGATCTATAGCTAATAATATATTAAATTCATTTTCAGTATTTTCTATTGTGTTATCTGTTATATCTTTATGATATCTTTCTTCTAAACTATTCATTAAATTCATTATATTTTTATACATAACAATACCTCCATTTTTTTATAAATAACTTTTAACACCAAATATTATTTTAAATTTTCTTTTATTTTTATTCTTAATTTTAAATCCTTCTTTTGTATCGAATATATAAACTCTTTTTCCTATCCATATTCTAAAGTAACTACTTATATAATATAATCCACCTAACAACCCTTTTTCTTCAAATTCATAATCTTCAGTTAATTCTATTTCAGTTCTAACTAGCCATTTATTTCCTATTCCTATTTCAAAATACTTCACAATATAACCCTCCAAAATTATTATTTATTTTATTTATTTCACTTTTATAATATGGGATTGAAATTCCACGAATTACGGTTCATAGTAATTCGTGGAACATACAAATCTATTTAGCAAATAATTTTATTATTAATTTTCTTACTTTTAATTCTTTTGTGTTTAATAATTTTATCGTATCAGTTATTGCTTCTAATGCTTTTTCTTTACCTAATCTCTTAACAGCATATAAATCGGCTTGTATTTCTTCTTTTACTACTAATCCTAATTTTGAAAACCACTTTCTTTTACGATTCATTTTTTCATTCTCTTCATAATCAACTTTATTATGACCGTATTGTATATGTCCTAACTCATGATATAATATAAAGCTTTGAGTATTTTCTGATAATTTCATAAATTCATTATTTACATATATTACATCTATATCATTTACTCTACATAAACAATTAGAGTATTTCATTATAGTCACTTCATATTCTTCAAATTTAAAATGATCAAATCCGTATTTATTATATATATTTAGCATAACAATACCTCCATTTTTTATAAATAATTTTTAATACTAATTATTATTTTAAATTTTCTTTTATTTTTTATTCTTAATTTTAAATCCTTCTTTTGTATCGAATATTTAAACTTTTTTCTATTCTTATTTCAAAATATTTCATATTATAAATCTCCAAATTATTGTATATTTCTTCTATTTCACTTTTATAATATGGGATTAAAATCCTAAGAATTACAGATTTATCTCAACGAAACAATTTAATAAAATTAAATTAAATTAAAGGAGTTGAAATAAAATGGGTAAAATATCGACAAATGATTTAAAAAAATAATTTTTTCAACAAAATACCTGAAGGTGTTTTAACTGAGGATATGTTATCTGATGAAGTTAAAAATAAATTAAATAAGGAAGATGTAGATCTAAGTAACTATACTACTAAAGAAGAACTTCAAGAAGCTATAGAAAATGTAGATGTAGATCTAAGTAACTATACTACTAAAGAAGAACTTCAAGAAGCTTTAACAGATGATAGTTTATTAACTGATGATAAATCATTAGTAGGAGCTATAAATGAGCTTTTTCAAAGTGCCAATAACGGTAAAGAAATCATAGCAGACGCTATTGGCGAGCCTCTATCTGCAGAGGATACGTTTGCTGCTATGGGAAGTGGTATAAAAGGATTATTAAGTACATTTAAAACTAATATGATGAATAATGGTATTGCTGTAGAAGCAGGAGATAAATTTAAAAGTCTTATAGATAAGATAGCTACTATGAGTGAAGATGGAGAAGGTAAGGGTATACAGTATGTTACTGGTGCAAAAACTACGACTACAAGTACAAATGGTAAAAGTTATACATTAGTTGGAGGTGGTGGAACACTTAGTCTTGGTCGTTATTTAACAATATCTTTAGATTTCGAGCCTGCACTAATTGTAGTTAAATATTATACTAGTGACGCACACTATAATACAATATACCTTCAATCCGAAGGACAAATTTTTACATCAAAAACACCTGCTTCAGGTAATTATTGTGAAAAATATGAAATTGTATGTGATAGATCAGTTACGTCTAATAATAAACTTTTCAATTTACCAGTACTAGCTGATGGTACATATGATTATTATGCAATAGGAGTAGGAGAAGAAGATACTACTCTTAGAGATTCACTTGCTTCTATACTTGAAGGAGAAGGTGTAGAAGTATCTGAAGAAGATGGTATGGCTAGTTTAATAAGTAAAGTAGATGAAGAATTTGATAATAAAAATGCTAATAGTGGTTTAGACATAATAAGTGCTACTGAATTACCTGCTATAGGTAAAGAAAATCAAATATGTGTTATAACTACAGGTGATGTTGACAATATATTAGTTTCAAATAAAACTTCCGATTTAACAAACACTACTAACAACGTTTGTGTTTATTTAGGTGAAGCTAATTCACCTTTCTCAGGTGTACATACAGTAACATCTGGAAACATAAATGTTATTTATAATATAGATAGAATATCATACAACAATAATAACGTTAATTCTTATGTTTATAAAGAAGGACAATGGGGTCAACTGACACAGTCATCTTTAGTTTTAATGCTAGGTGCTGCGTATGTAAATACTGACTACGGATCATTCCCTATCGGTACTGGATATGATGAAAACACGATGAGCAGCACTTCAAGTGGTATTTTAATGAGTACAACATGTTCTTCGTATTCTTCTGAAAGTCTGATTTGGTCATCATTACCTCGCCCTATTGATTTTGGACCATTTAGCAAAATAAATGCTTCTATAAATGTTATTGAAAGTACTCGTTCTAGTGGTGAGTTCTATCTTTTAGCATTTAATTCAAATACTGAAATCAATGGATCTATTTATACATCGACTATGACTGATTTGGCAGAAGATTATACATATGTTATGATAAGTGAAGATTTTACAGGTAATAAAACGCTAACTTTTGATGTTTCAGGTTTAACTGGAGAATACTATTTAGGAATAGCCTTACTTTCTAATAAAAATAGTGACAGTGGTTCTTACGCATCTTCTTTCCATAGGGCGTATTTAACAGACCTTAGTTTACAATAATTTTTAATATATACAAAATATAGAATAATAGACTCAGTCTATTATTCTATATTTTCTCTAACAATAATAAAAGAGGTGATTTATATGGATAATAAAGAATTTAAACAAGAATTAATTAATGAGATATTGTTAAATATAAAACCATCATATTATAAAAATTATGAACTTAATGTCAGATGTCCATTCTGTGGAGATTCTGTTAAGAATGCTAACTCAGCACATCTTTCAATTAGAATAAATCCAGATGATGACCATCCATTAGTATTTAGATGTCTTAGATGTAATTCTACAGGAATATTCAATGGAACAACTTTAACAATGATAGGTGTTTATTCAAATTCAAATTCTGTTAATATAGAAAGATACAATAGATTATCTTGTAAGAAACATGGATTAACATTTAATAAGAAAGGATTGAATATTAGATTTCCCGAATTAAAGATAACTGATTCAGTTATACAAAAACATAAATATATTGAAAATAGATTAGGAATAAATGCTGATGTTGAGGAACTTCATAAAAAGAAAATAGTTTATGATTTTCTAGGATTATTAAAATATAATCATATAGATAAATTGTATGGAAGTGCTGACCATCTTAAAGCATTACAAACTGACCACGTTGGTTTCTTATCAGCAAGAAATGATTTTATAAACTTTAGAGATATGACAGGAAATCATAAGAGATATTATATTTATAAAATAAAAAGGGATTTAGATACGACAGGTAAATTTTATATAATGCCTAATAAAATAGATCCGTTTAATAATGAAATTAAAACTATAAATATAGCAGAAGGTGTATTTGATATATTAGGTATATATTATCATTTAATGGATAAGTATGAGTATAACACGATATATGCGGCTATAAACGGGTCGGGATATTTAAATGTGATAAAATATATATTAGAACAAGGATTACTCTGTGATGTTAATGTTAATATATTTTCTGATGCAGATAGAGCACCTGATTATTACAAAAAGATGATAGAGATAATAAGTCCATTCGTAAACGACATTAGATTATTTTATAATGATATAGGTAAAGATTATGGAGTGCCTGTAAAAGAAATTAAATTAAAAGAAATAAAAACATATTGATATAGATAGTCAATTCTATCTATATCAATATTTTTAATTTGATTCCGAGACCATATATTTATTTAATTGTCTTTCTGCTAAATTGTTATATGGAAACAATTCTATAAATCAATTATTGTAAAAGGAGTGATAAACATGCGTGGTAAAATAACAAAACAAGAATTAAATGAAAATCTAATAGAAGATATAGTATTTCAAGATGATCTTCAAGAAGCTATAGGAAATGTAGATGTAGACCTAAGTAACTATACTACTAAAGAAGATCTACAAGAAGCTTTAACAGATGATAGTCTATTAACTAATGATAAATCATTAGTAGGAGCTATAAATGAACTTTTTCAAAGTGCCAATAACGGTAAACAACTCATAGCATCGGCTATTGGCAATGAGTTAATTAACTCTAACTCTACATTTAAAGCTATGAGTGAAGCTATACTAGCATTAAGATCTAGTAGTGATAATGAAACAGATGCTAAAGAAGTATTATACAATATGATGTTAGAAGATGGTTATAATGAAGCTACTAGTGAAATGTCAGTAGATGATTTAATACAACTATTAGATGATAGTCAGATAGAGATAGGAGATATTAAACAAATATCTTGTGGTTCTGACCATGTATTTATATTAAAAAATGATGGTAGTTTATGGGCTTGTGGTTTAAATACTAATGGAGAATTAGGATTAGGTAATACTACTAATAGAACTATATTTACACAAGTAACTACTAATATAAATAATGATGTTAAACAAATATCTTGTGGTTTTGGTTTTACATTTATAATAAAGAACGATGGTAGTGTATGGTCTTGTGGTTATAATGAATATGGAGAATTAGGATTAAATGATACTGATACTAGAACTACATTTACTAAAGTAACTACCAATATAAATAACGATGTAAATCAAATAGCTTGTGGTGGTAGTCATACATTTATATTAAAGAATGATGGTAGTATATATTCCTGTGGTTTAAATAGTAAAGGACAATTAGGATTAAATAATACTACTGATAAAACTTCATTCGTTTCTATACCTAAAGGATTTTCATATTAAGAATATAGAAGGAGGAGTTCAAACACTCTTCACTAATTATTTATAACTCAAAGTGAATAAGTTGATTCGATAATAGCTAATCTTACGAAAATACAGAAAAATAGTGAAAGTGGTTCTTACGCATCTTCTTTCCATAACACGTATTTAACAGACCTTAGTTTACAATAATTTTTAATATATACAAAATATAGAATAATAGACTGAGTCTATTATTCTATATTTTCTCTAACAATAATAAAATAGGTAATTATATGGATAATAAAGAATTTAAACAAGAATTAATTAATGAGATATTGTTAAATGTAAAACCTTCTTATTATAAAAATTTTGAATTAAATGTTGGATGCCCATTCTGCGGTGATTTAGTTAAGAATGCTAATTCAACACATCTTTCAATTAGAATAAATAAAACATGAAGATTCTATCTTCATGTTTTATTTTCATTATTATTCATAATTATTAATCGGAAACAATTTCTTAATAGATGAATTATTACTGTAAAAGGAGGTGTTTTCTTTTGAATATACAATTAATACAGACAAATTTGAAAAAATTACAAAACGATAATTTATTGAGATTTCTGTATGATTTAATCATAAATAATTTACAAGATGTAGACCAGTATCAAGTTGGTAACATATATAATAAAAACGACATTGTATATTTACAAGAAAATAATATTCATAACATTTATCGTTGTATTGTTGATAGAAGTTCTGATGTGTTTTTATTCAATGAATGGGAATATGTATTGGATATTTATGATAAAGAGGTAAGATCCGTAAATAGTTTTAAGATTAAAGAAGAGGTTCATGTTATAACCGAAGAAACAATATATCAAATTACGTCTAACCTCGAAACTAAATATGAAAATTCTACATATATAATTTATCATGGTAAAAAGCGTTATGCTAATAATTACGACTTTACTGTAAAGAATAATCAAATATTTTTTAATAAACCATTCAATCCTGGAGATAGAATAATATTAGAAGTTAGAGAAACTGTAGGGGTAACTGATAGATTTGTTCTAATAAACAACAATGGAATTAAATATGAAATTGGTGTTGTTGGTGATGATATTTGTATATTCGAAACATCATATAACAGTTCTAAAAATGCTGCATATATTAAAGATATTGTAAACGGAAATAGTTATAAATTTTATATGGTCGATGATGAACTGTATTATGAAGTTACAGACTCGGAAGTATCTGTAACTGAATTCAAACTATTGGATGGTAATGGTAAAAAATTTAAAGTTGAAATGGTAAATAATGAATTATTATTTTCAGCCAAAGAGTAGGGAAGGTGATGATAATGAGTATAAATTATATTAAAGAGAATCTTAAAAAAATAGATCATGATAATCTAATAGCTTTTTTATTCGACTTAGTAATACGTGGAGGATTGGATAATGTAGAAGATTATGATATGAATAAAGAATATCATAAAAATGATAAAATTTACATAAAAGATGAGAGAGGAACACATCATATTTATAAATGTGAAGTAGAAAATACTACAGTAGGTCAAATAGTACCAGATGAATGGATTGATTTATTACAAAGTTTCAGAAAACCAATAATTACAGAAGAAACTATAGTGGCACATGTTGATGTTAAGGAAGAAGTTATAGTCTCTACAGAACCTAATCAGGTTGAATTTGTCTTATCTACGTCAGGAGTTGAAGATGGTGATTATACTATTGTAGTTTTCCACCCGGAATTAGGTAGATTATCTCAATCGGATTATGTTATAGCAGGTAAAACTATAATTTTAAATAATCCTGTTAACGTTATAGGTGATAAATTAATAGTTGACTTATTTGGTAATAACTAAAGTTAGTAGGATAATTTTTCCTACTAACTTTTTATTTTTTATTTAACAAATATTTAGAATAAAAAATAAAGGAGTGGTTGATTATGTTAAAACCATTATTAGAAATGTTATGTTTATGTGCAGGAGCGGCTGCAGGTATATTTTTAATGAATTTTTTATCAGACAGAATGAATAATAATGAAAAATCACAAGAACATAAATGTAATTGCAACCATGATGTAGATGGAGATTGTTGTGGTGGATGTGGACATTGTGGAGAAGGACATGAATGTTGCGGACATTGTCATAACGAAGATGACGCTGAATAATTATATTCGGTGTAACAAAATTATATCAAATTTATAGGAGGATAATAATATGAATATAGGAGATATAAAATTTCAAGAAGCTATAAAAATGATATTGAATGAAGGTATGTATGAAGAGGGT